TTTGACTTCTTCAGTTTCAGCTGTTTCTTCTGCTTTGACTTCTTCAGTTTCAGCTGTTTCTTCTGCTTTGACCTCTTCAGTTTCAGCGGTTTCTTCTGCTTTGACTTCTTCAGTTTCAGCTTGAGCTTCTACTGTTTCTTCTGCTTCTGCTTTTACTTCTTCATTTTCGGCTGCTTCTGACTCTTCTATTTCAGTGTTAGCACCCATAGGTTGTTGAGTTAAATTGTGAGGTTGTCTTAAGCCTAAGACTTGCGCACCATATAAAGACTCATTTAGTTTTTTGTACTCGCTGTAAGACAACATAACAAATATTCTCCTTTTTTATTTAAGTTACATATATGAAAAACATACTAAAAATCGTATTGTTAATATTTATATCTATACTTTTAATCTTAATTTTTAATAAAAAAGAAAACACTCTCTCGAAGCCAGTTCCCTTTGAAAAGTTACCTTTAAACCACAATTCAGAGTCTGATCTCTGCGGATTTGAAAAAGTAGATTATTTCGAATGTGATTTTCTAATTCAAAATGCAAATTTTCCTTTTATTAAGCAAAAAGGGAAAATGTACATAAGCAAACCAAACAACATGTTTATAAAGAATTCATCTTTAGAAATAGGCTTAAACAAAAATTATTTCTGGTTCTGGTCAAAACATTTTAACCCTAAAAATTTATATTATTGCAAAGCAAGAGATTTGGAAAATAGTCGTTTAAAAAAGTCTCTTAGTCCAATAATATTCAAAAAAATACTGACTTTAAATCCTAATGATGCTGAATTTAAAATAGGCAATGAAGATTTTAAGTTAATAATTCACATGGAAAAAATAAAAGAAAAAACAATAATAGTTAAAAAAATCTACAAAGACAATAATTTAGCAATAGAAGTATTCATAGAAGAATTTCAAGTAAAAGATGAGAAATCTTTTCCTAAAAAAATAAGAATAAATTGGCTAGAGGAAGACCTAGCGTCGATTTGGACTTTAAGCAATATTGCACTAGATAATGAAAAAAAATGGAAAATTCAAGAAAAAAATAACATCAATAGAATTGACATATCAAACTAAGAAAGCCCACTTCTTCTTTGTTTAAGTATACTCTGCACTCTTTTTTTTCTTTCTTCATCTCTTTGAGTTTTTGTCATTCCATTAACTTTGACTTCGCCTTGAGCTTGAATAGAAATTTGATTTCTTGTTGATTGATTTGCAATTGTTCTATTCGTTGATCTGCTTGAAATTGGACCTAAAGCTTGTCTAGATCTTCTACCTCCACCGCCTCCTCTACATCCACAACCCATTTCATTCTCCTATAAAAATTTAATGCTTTTTTTTACTCTTTTATATAGTTGTTGACTACTTTGTATTTTCTTGCAATTTTTGCCTCGACATCCAAGAGATCTACCACCACCACAATTGCAATTTCGCTTGCCACCTTCTAGATTTCTTAATCTATTCAAATTCATTCGAAATTTCTTACCCATATAAATATTTATGAAAAATAAATTAATTAAAAAAACAATTGAAGCTTCGAAATTAAAAATAACAGAAAGAAATTATGAAGAGCTTGAGCTAATAGCAACTCAAGCATTAAAAATATATGCAAATAATGTTAATTTTAAATGCTTGAATGTCATAGCCAAAAAGAATCTAAATAAAGAATACTTTAACCAAATTAAGGAAATAGAAAATAGCTGTGCAGGTAATTTTGACTTAACAAGCACATTGGGTTTATTTTTTATAGATTTAGAAGAAATTGAATTAGCTAAAGACTTTTTCAAATTAGCAATAGCAATAGACCCAAAAAAAGAAGATGCTTGGCTTAATTTAGGAGTTTGTTTGAGACTAGAGAAAAATCTTGAGCAATCTTTAAAGCACATTAAAAAAGCTTATGAATTAAATGAAAATAACTTTACGACACTCATAAACCTTGCAGGCGTTTACGCAGAAAGTCTAGAAATAGACAAGTCAATAAAGCATTTAGAAAAAGCTCTAAAAATTGAACCAAATTCAAGTAAGGCAAACGTAGACTTAGGATGTTCTTATTACATAAAAGGAAAAATGAAGAAAGGTTTCAAACACTACCAGTATAGGTTTGAAGAATTTGAAAATCTTAAAAAAATAAAAAAAGAATTTGAAAAACAAGAATGGAAAAAATGGGAAGGAGAAAGAATAAAAGATGATCAAAAAATTATTTTCTTCTCAGAGCAAGGCATAGGCGACTGTATAAACTTCATTAGATTTGTACAAGATTTCAAAACAATAAATCCAAAAGCAAAATTTAAAATAATCATTCCTTCTGAGGCTGATGGTCTTTTTTCATTTGAAGAAAATGAATTCATAAAAGATAAAGATTTTAATCTAAAAGACTTGTCTGGTTATGATTTCTACTGTTCTATAATCGACATTCCTTATTACTTAAACATAAGTAAAAAAGAAATAGAGAGCAGGTTCAAGCCTTATATATTTGCAAATAAGAAATGTGATTATTCTTATTTTGAAAATTTATTTAAAATAGGGATATGTTGGGCTGGTAATCCAAAACATTCAAGAGACAACGAAAGATCATGCAGTTTATCTTTATTTAAAGATATATATAAAATTCCAAATGTGAAATTATTCAGTCTGCAAAAAGAACTAAACTCAAGAATAAGACCTTATGAGAAAAAGCCTGTTAGCTTGTCCGACTGTACTGATATTAAAATTGTAAACATGTCTCCTCACATGAAAACATGGGAAGACACAGCTTCAATTATAGATGGGATAGATTTGGTAATAAGTGTAGACACTTCAATTCTTCACTTAGCATGCGCAATGGGAAAACAAACATTTGGATTGTTGCCTTTTTTTCCTGATTGGAGATGGGGAGTTCTTTCTGATCGTAGTTACTTATATCCAACTCTAAAACTCTTTAGACAAAAAGAAGCAGGAAATTGGAATGATGTGTTTTTAGACGTTACCAATTCTATAAAAAAATTAAGCCTTGATTATTTTTAGGTCTTTCATTTATAATTAATATTATCAAAATAATGTTTAATATTTATATATAAAATAGTACTAAAACAACGATTAATCAAGGAGGTGACATGTTGTTTAAATTAAATATCAAAACTGAACCTAACAAAATTGGTGAGGTTAAAATCATTGAGCCAATAGAAGCAAAGATTCAGGCTCTATCTGCTGCTTGGGACGAGCAGTCTAAAGAAATGCCAAAATCTGCTTGGTGGAAAAGAGCAATTAGTGGAGCAAATATATCTGCTGTTACAACCTTTTTAATGGGAGCAGTTGATGAATTGATTCAAACTGTCGAGGAGTTCGTTGATTACGGACCTGATAAAAAAGCCACTGTTTTAAATGGTATAGACAGATTATATGAGTATGTAATTAAAGAAGCTTTACCCATATGGTTAAAACCATTTGCCAATCAAGTCAAGCAATACGTCATATACGTTTTGATTTCAAATGCAATTGATTGGATGGTTGGAAAATACAGAGACGGAAATTGGAAGCCTGAAGCAGCTGAAGAGGTTGTGGAAGTTAAAAGTTCAATCAAAGACCTTAATTTTTACAAATCTTTAAAAGTAACAGAACTAAAAGATCTACTTAGAAAAGCAGGTAAAAAAGTTTCTGGGACCAAAGATATCTTAATTAATAGATTAATAGGCCAGTTGACCAACTGATGTTCAAACAAAAGGTTCTTGGAAAAATTCCAAGAACCTTTATTTTAACAAATTAAATAATTAAATAAACAAGGAGGTTTATTATGAAGAATAGATTGAGCTTATTTCCATACGAAATGGAAAATGTGTTTTCTATTCAGGAGGTCAAGCAAAAAGCCAGTTGGGGAATCAACGCTTTAAACGTGCCTTCTGTTTGGAAGAAATCTAAAGGTAAGGGAATTCGAGTTGCGGTCTTAGATAGTGGCTGCGATTTGGACCATCCTGATTTAAAAAACAATTTGCTTCCCGGAGCTAATTTCATTAATCCAAGAAAAAAACCTTGGGATGACAACAATCATGGCACGCACGTCTGTGGAATAATAGCAAGCGAAAACAATGATATAGGAGTAGTAGGAGTTGCACCTGAGTGCAAGATCATTCCTATAAAAGTTTTAGACAATGCTGGAAACGGAAGTGAAAAAAGTGTTTGTGAGGGAATAAGATGGGCTGTAGACAAAGGAAAAGCAGATTTCATCTGCATGTCTTTAGGCGCTCCTAATCCTGTTTCTGGAGTAGAGAAAGCTTTAAAGTACGCAACTTCAAAAGGAGTCATTTCCTTTGTTGCTGCTGGAAATTCGGGGAAGACAAAAAAAGTTTTTTATCCTGCTAATTATCCTGAAACGATAGCGATTGGATCTATTGACGAAAACAAAAGAAGATCGCACTTCAGCAATACAGGACACAATTTAGATTTTATGGCTCCGGGCAATAAGATTTTATCCACCGTACCGGATGACTGGTACGCTGTCTTAAGTGGAACAAGCATGGCAACACCTTTTATGGTTGGCATTGCTGCTTTACTTTTGTCTTATTCAAGAGCTAATGGAAATAAAATGCGATTGAAAACCAAAGCAGATTATGTGAAGGTATTCAAGCAGCATACTTTTCCAATTAAAAACGAAAAAATGAAAAATAATAGATTTTATGAAGGTTTTGGAATAGTAGATCCCAAGAAGCTATTTCAAAACTTAAAATCTTTTATGTTGGAGCTAATGTTATAATTCTTTTAATATTAGTTTATTTATTTCTTCTTGGATCAGGTTTTGTTGTTCAGAATTGTTAGAGTGTTTTTCGAATTGGCTTATTAGAGATTTTAATCCCATTATTACTAGCTTTAAACGATGGGCTTCTTCGTAATTTTCTTTTTCTACGCAAGAAGAAAGTTTTTTCTCTAATTTTACGAGAAAGTCTTTGAAATTAACTTCAAAGACTTTCTTTTTTTGCTCTGGAGATTTTCCTGAATGTGTGATTTCTTTATTGCTGGGAGTCGTTTGAGTCTTTTTTATAACTAATGATACAAAGTCTTGAAAAGTGGAATAACACAAAGAGCATCCGAGTATTCCAGTTTTTATATATTGCTCGAATGATAGTCCACATTCACAAACATTATTGCGAACAGAAGGGTGAATTATCAAAGAAGATTCTTTCGGTTTTTTAAAATCACTAAAAAAACAGTTTTTACAAAGATCTAAATTTTCAACATTTCCGTCTTTGTTGATATCTGTCACATGATAACATTTGACAGCATTACACTCTTTTTTATTTATTGGACATTCCATAGGACATTCCATAATTAGCTAATTGAAGAGTTCCCCACGCGCAGAACGATCAAGTACAGGAATTTGGCGGGCGAAGGAACCGGCAGGTGGGATTGATTTTCCAGATATTCGTAATTTAAATTCTAAGTCCACAGTTGAAGTACCAGATCCTGTGGTTTCTCTTTTAATCCAAATAGGCACTCCATCTCCCGGCCTTAAATCTCCTATTGAAATTGGATTGTCCGCAAAAGTATCAGAAAACACAACTCCAAAAGGAGTGGTTAAAGAATTCGGCAAAAGAGGAGCCTCAGAATTTATTGGCTGTCCTTCTGTAGCTTCACTAATGGAAATCGAAGCAGCAGGAGTTATGTTTAAATTTGTGGCTGTTAAAAGTTCATGATTTCTATTGTTCTCACCTCCTAAAAAAGAAATTAGAAAATCAGAATTCGAAGAAGCATTGACAACCACTCCAGAAAAATTTCCTCCCAGAACAGATAATCTATTTAACTCTCTTTGAATATTGTTTGCCATTTGTTCGGAATCACTACTGTACGGAATAGAATCCGTAGTTGATGTCTCATACTGTAATTTAAAACTTCCACTTGCAGGCGTTCCTGTGAGAGAAATATTTAAATTCTGAACTTCTGTTGAAGTTGATAATCCCAAAGTAATATTAGAAAAAACATCTCCTGTTCCTGATTGTTGAAGAACATAGATTGATGCTTCATACAAAGAATATAATTCTGAAGTATTGAATATATAAAAACACCTATAGTCAATTCCATCTGGTCCAAGGCTGGTCGGTGCCCCAAGGCCAGCGACATCTGTAACATCTGTAAATATGCTATTCGCTATACCTTCTATTAAATTTACAGAAGCCTTCCCTCCAATTGATTTGGTAGGATCTAAATTGTTGCTACCGCCTGAATAGAAAAAATTGATGTCGCTTGCTGATATAGTCATTTTGATAATCTTTTTTTAAATAATTCGAACATGCTTATTTAGTTAAATTGACATCAATAATTTCAAATACTAAAATAAACACATGAATTTCAGCATAGGAACAGATCCAGAATTTATTTTAACCGATATAGAGTATACACCAAAAAGCTCAATAGGAATATTAAAACATAAAGATAAAGCTGTTCCGGGCGGTAAAAATAAAATTTACTATGACAATGTTCTAGCCGAAGTAAATACAACTCCTTCTTTTACAAAAGAAGACTTTTTAAAAAATATTAAATATTCTTTAAAAAGTCTAGTTGAAGTGATTAAGCCTTTGAAGATCAGCAAAGATTCTTTTGCTATTTTTTCTAGCTCAGAATTAAATCATAAAGATGCTTTTGAGTTTGGTTGTGAAAGAGAGTATTGCGCATACGATCTTGATGTACACCAGATGAGCTTTGCACTAGGGGATGCTAGATTTGCAGGCGGACATGTTCACATAGGAATTGATATAAAAAATCAAGAAGAACAAGTCATGCTTGTTCGAATGTTAGATTTGTTTTTAGGAATTTCTTTAATTTTAATAGATGATTCAAGAAATTGTCATAAAAGAAGATCTTGTTTTGGCAAACTTGGAAGATATAGAAAAACGTCATATGGGATTGAATACAGAACTCCAAGCAATTTTTGGATATTTTATCCAAGTTTAATTGAACTTGTATATGATATTGTTGAATTCGTCATTGATTTTGTAAAAAGAGAAAAGCATTTTAATTTTTGGAAAATAGATTATGACAAATTAAATTCTGATGAGTTCTGGAACAACGGTGGCAATCCTTCTGCGTGTCATGATTGCTTTGGATATGACGTAAACTTTTTAAAAAAAATAACCAAGAAAGAAGAATTGAAATTAAATTCAAATATAATTCAAATCATCAATTTGAATCTACCTAAAAAAATACTAGAAAAAGTAAAAGAAATTAAAGATAATAAAACAAGTTGGGATTTTATTTAGGACCACGTTTCATAGGCACAGCTCTTAACTTTTCAACATGCTTGTCTTTTTTGCCTTTTAAATTGTCCATCATATCTTTTAAATACTTGACCATTTCTGATGGCTTTTCACATGGGCATTTTTCTGAACTTTGAACCATAACTGACTTTTTATTTTTGTTGTAAAATCCTTTAGAAGTAATAAAACAACCTTTGTCAACTTCTGGATTGAAGCTAATCATTCCAACCCATTCTCCATCATCCCAATTTCTTGAAGAAACTAAAATCCTTAAAGGTTCATTGTCAAATACTAACTTGACATGATATCCACAATTTTTCATCCCAGCACTTACGTATGATAATGCTATCTTAGCAAATCCGTTCAAGACATCTTCCATATTAGTTTTATAATTAACCGCTACAGAGTATCTTGATGCATCTTCTCTTAATGAATACCATTCTGTGAATTTCATATTTCTATATAGTCCTTAATCCATAGATATATAAGGCAAATCCCCAAATTTGAAAATCAAATCTTCAAACCATTTGACCCTATCTTCTCTTGCTTCTGTTAAGAGTTGTTGACCATCTAAAACAACACCTCCACCAACTCCGGGAACATTTTGGTACTTGCTTCTAATTCTTCCAAGTATTTCTTTTGCATATGTCAAAGCTCCTTCTTGCATGGCTTGAGTAACATCTCCCCAATCTTTACATTTTTGAAGATAGTGAACTATAACCTTTTGAGGTCGGTAGGGAATGGGATATAATTTAATAGTATTCAAACCTCCAACAAATTCCCAGCCTCCAAGATTAGAACTTACTCTTGAAAACATTTCTTCGTATTGCTTGTAAAGAACCCACTCCCCCATTCTTCCCCATATAGGTTGGACAGGGTCTATCATGCCTCCTTGAATAGAAGCATAAGATCCACCGGGATAAAAATACTCTATAGGTATAGCTCCATCTAAATCACTACTTTGAAAACCAAAGCTTCCTATTTCTTTGTAAAAGACATTTCTCACCAATCCTACATCTGGTGGCATCTCATAGACACTTTTCCCAGCGACAGAATCAAACACATGATACGAGAAATACTCTCGCCCAGCATAATCTTCAAAAACCTTAAGCGCTTGATCTACGCAAAAATCTAAAGCTTGTTCATCAAACTCTAATTTCAATGTAGGCGCTCCTAACATCAGCAAAACATAATCTCTGACTTGTTCTCTGACTTTTTCTCTTTTTTTTCTAGATTTGCAATTAACTCTTGGGTCTATTGGATCAACTGGACCCAAATCTGAGCCTCCGGAAGAAGAACACAAAATAGAAGACATGTTGCCTTTTGTTGGTCTGTTTATTGCCAAAGTATTATTTCCGCTACAACTCATATCATAATCTCCTTTACATTATATATAAAAAATAAAATAGAAGTTACTAAATTAAAAATTATGTGGGATCAATATTTTAATAAGCCTTATTCTGGACCTGTCAAAAAATATCTATTTGAAGTGTTGACAGAAAAATATGAAAAAAATGAGCCTGTTATAGACAGGCTCATGCATACCTTCGATATGAAAAAAGATATTGAGGAATTAGTTGAGTTATTTGGAGATATTTACCAAAGTGGATATGAAGTTTCTTATAACCAATTTAAAGAAGAAATAGCAAAGCATGATTATTTAACCAAATTGCTTCCTCCTGAAGAGAAGGTCAAACAACAGAAAAATAATGCAATTTTCAAAGAAGACTAAGAAAAATCTGGATTATCCTCCGAAGGGATTGCTGTGAATAGCCATCCTATATCCTTAGAGACTTTTCCAGAAATTTTCCACCATCTATTTTCATCATATGGAACCCTATCATAACTAGAAGTTTTTGAATTATAAACTTCGTAGCAAAATGGAAATATTATAGATTTATTTTCCAATTTGTCGTTTGGATCTGTGGTCCAAAACTCTAAGCTCAGATCATTGTTTTTTGTAACCACAGAAGGAAATATAAATTTTTCTCCATAGGATACTTTGATCCATTTTTCTCCATATAGGGAGTCTTGCCCAGTTTTTGTTTTTGCTGGCAAGCAATGCATCAGGACTTTTCTTTTAAGTAAAGGAAATTTATAATTAGCCCATTTTGAATCTTCATTGTTTTTAGAAACTTGTTCTTTCTCAACAGGGACAGCAGACTCAGGCGGAATAGTGGGTCGTACAGGAACAGGTTGAACAGTGGGTTGTGCAGGAACAGGTTGAACAGTGGGTTGTGCAGGAACAGGTTGAACAAACTCAGGTTGAACAGGGTTAACTAAAGGTTCTTTAACTGGCGCTGGGTATCTGACTTCTTGTCCAATAGTAGAATTCAAGGAGTTTTTAGTCGATGGTTGTGCGTTTTTGTCAAAGTAAATATCGTCCCATTTTAAATTATAAAATTTAAGACTATCCATATTCCAACAATATTGGCCTTCGACTAATTTATTGGGACCTTCTAATACATAAATATCGCCATTTTTATCTTTTATCATTTTCATCCTTAACACTCTAAATAAAATAGTTCGATTTTTTGTAAAAAACACATATATATTAAGCAAACCTAATTAGGAGAAAAAACAATGACATTAGTGGTATCTGACGAGGGTGAAAGAAGAATTCTCGAATATATAGTAGATAGAAACATTGCACTTCATTTATATACTAATTCTGTAGCTTTGTCAGGAGAGACATTTAATACAGCCAGTTTCACAGAAGCAACAGAAACAGGATACGCAGCCACAACTATAACATCTGCTGGATGGGCGGCTACTACCACTGGTGGGATCAGTTCTGCTCTGTATGACAATGGAATAACCTTTTCCTTTTCAACAGGCCAAGATGTTCAAGGCTACTACATGACAGACACTTCAGACCAAATACTATGGGCTGAAGAATTTCCAGGAGCGCCTTTTCAATTGCCTGTCGGTGGTGGAGATATCGCTGTTCGTCCACAATTACAACTTGACTAAAAAAAATAACACGGAGGTAGAATGGGAATTAAAAACCCAGATGGCACACCATACAAGCCAGCAGGAAGCATTAGTCAATTTGATCAAACAAATCCAGAAAGGTGTTTGTTTGATGATCTAGATTCAGAAGCAATAAAAACATTTGGATCTCCAGTTTATTATTATGAAGTTTTTATACAAACTGGATCTTTGGATAAGTTGTATAGGGAAGACAGAGGCAAACTTTGGTCCAATAATCCTATTACTTTGTATGCAAGTTACGAGCCTATTCCAAATCAAAACTATCAAAATGCTTTTGGAATAGATGCTCCTGATGAAATCATGTTTGATATGAACTATAAAGATGTTTTAGAAAAAATAGGACATCCTCCAAAAATTGGATCTAGAATCCATAGTCCTCACAGAAACGAAGACTGGGTAATCATTCAAAGAAACATTGGGGAAACTATGCTTTGGAGCAAAGTCAGGCTTCAAGTGTTGTGCCAAAAGTTCCAAGAGAACATTACCACAGGAGAAGGTAAGGTTTCAAATAAGAAGCCTGAATTTAAATTACCTGACTGCGAAGGTTGAGGCCCAATTTAAAATTTCATTAGATTGTGGCATACATAATAAAAACAATAATAGGACAAACAAATGAAAAATTTTTCAACATGGCTAGAAAATAAAAATTCTAATAAAAAAGAATTTGTCAAAAGTGTTATGGATAAGTATAGTAAAAAACTTCCTGCTATTGATAGAGGAAGATACACAAATCTAGAAGACGAAGGCTTAGAAGGTCCTATAAGATTAAAAAGTGGCAAAGTAGTTTATTACGATACAAAAGCAGGCAAGTATTATGACAGAGATAGCGACATGTATATAAGTGATGAAGATTACATGGCTCATGAAAAAAGCGAATCAGTTGAACAAGCAAAAAAAATAATAGCAGAAATAACAAGTATGGCTGACGTTCAAAAAACATTTAGACAAAATAGATTGGACTTAGGCGTAGTTGGTGCCGAAACTGTGCAGAGCATAATGCAGGGAATTCAACTAATGGCTTTGAAAGATACAGAAGACTTCATGTTCTTAATAAGAATGCTCAGAAATAAAATTAACGATCACGATCCAGCATTGGCAAAGGAAATATTGCAAGGCGCAAGAATAATGGCTAGTAGAGCGCAACAATCTGCAAAGAGGAAAGAAAAGCCCGGAATGCCAGCGGAAGACAATTCTGATCAGTAACAAAATTAATTCATAGGTGGCTCTTGATTAAAAACCTGTTTGACAAAGTCATCGGGAATTCTTTCTTCTTCTTTTTTGTGAAAGAATTCTATAGGTCTAGCTTCATGAACTTTCCAAAAAATAAATCTTGGAATTTTTAATGGATCTCTACTTTTCTCTTTTGATGCAAAAAAAGTTTTTCTTGGTCTTTGAGATTTTATTTTTTTAAATTTAAAACTTTTCATACTTTGTAAAATTCAGAAATATAATTAATTTTTTTGTAGTTGTTTTTTTCTAAAACAACATTGTATGTTTGTCTCATTAAATCATGATGAACAAACTCTTTTCCATTGTAACAAAAGTCAATGTTTCTTCTATTGCTCTTAGATGGGTTTTTTTCTTGATAATTATTGGTTCTAATTGTGTTTGGATGAGGGATGTGCGAAACATATTTTTCAACATTGAAAAATATAATTTCGATTAGCTTTTCAGTCTTGTCTTTCATTCTTCTGTACATGTCAATGTCTTCCCAGCCCCAACCTTTCAACTCCTCTCTATAAAAAGGAAAATTTGATTTGTTAAAAAGACATAGACCCGAAAGTTCTTTGTTGAACTGCCAGCTTCCATGAATCATGTAATCATAACTTTCTTTTAACAGTTTGTTCTTAATGTTTAAATCATAAAGCCAACTTTCATCTAGACATATGTAATCTGCATCTACTTTTAAAATGACTTCGTTTTTACAAAAGTCAGTAGCTAAATTTAAAGACTTGGATAAAGAGAAATATTTTTGATCCACAACTTCAAGCAAAGTCAACTTTTTATTTTTTAATATTTTTTTGAATTCATAATTATTATATAATTTAGATTTAGAACACCAATCCACAATAATTACATCATCTACAATATCCAAATCCAACCAAGATTTTAAAGAAATTAAAAGATGGGATTCTCGATCCATACATGTAACAATCACAGATATTTTAGTTTCTTTATTTTTACTTGATTTTACCCAAAACATAATAAACTAAAATAGTCAATTGAGAAACTAAATAAAAATATGAAAAGCACAAATCCTGGAAATTATCCAGACCCTAAACTTAATAATTGCAACCCAATTAGCCCATTGCAAACAAGTGTAAATAATGATGTTACTCCCAAACAATGCGGCCCAGAAGAATCTTTAAAAAATCCAAATGGTCCCGATATGGGTTGGTTAGAAGATTCAGCAAATAAAAAGTATGGACTTGGATATGATGCTAATTGTGATCCCCAGCAATCGGGAGAAATAGTAGAAGATATAGACAAGCCAAATAGAGAAGTTGTAACAAGATACTCTAAAAGCATAAGAGGCTGTGATGAAGCAATGGTGGATATGTTCAACAATATATCTGTAATCGACGAAGATGGCAAGGCGCATAAAGTTCCAATAGTTTGGGGAACTCAAGAAAGAGCAGTAGCTTGGATTCTTCAAGATACAGCAAGAAAAGATGGAAGCTTGGTAGTAGAAAGAATCAGACTCCCGGCCATGGCCATTCATTCAACTGGCGTGGAATTCGACCAATCTAGATACACCTATCATAAAGCAATAGATTTACTAAGAAATACAAGCGATGGGAAACCCGGATTTACGGTAAAGGAACGGTACGAAAGAGATACCGTCTTTGGAGTTTCTAGAGGAATTCCTGTCAATAAAACATATTCTTTGTTGTTATGGACAATGTACATGGAAGATATGGATCAAATATTAGAACAAATATTTTTAAAATTTTCTCCTATCGCATATATAAATGTCAGAGGAGTTAGGTGGGAGACGAGTGTGAGTTTGGATTCCATATCTAACAATGTAGATTATGAACCCGGAGATCAAAATAAAAGAATCATTAAATATGAAATAAATTTGACTACGAGAACGTATATACCTCAGCCGATTGTTCGTAAGAAAGCCGTACTTAAAACAACTGTTGATTTTCACAATAGTGTAGAAAAAGAAAAGATAACAGAAGTTTTAGCAAGAGTTGAAGAAAAAGTAAAAGAGATAGAAGATTTATGATTGAAATAAAAAATAAAACTAGAAGTCCAGTTCAAATAGTAATAAAATCATTAAAAAAACCAAAATCTTTCACTTGCTTGAATGTTCCGGGAATAGGAGCTGGAAAGAATACCTATTACCTAGAAGATGAAAGAAAAACAGAATACGTAGATCGCGCTGAACAAATTGGATTAATTTCTACTAGATACATTACAAATAAAGAATTGAACAAGGGAGAATAACAATTATGGCAATTCTAAAAGGTTTTCCACCTTCGAATACAATTTCACCTTCTGTTAGAATAACAGAAAAAGATTTAAGTTTTATAGAACCAGAACAATCGTCTCATTCTGCCGGTATTGTTGGATTTGCCTCTAAAGGACCAATCAACATCCCTACAGTTGTGAGCACAACAAGACAACTTAATACAGTCTTTGGATTTCCTCACCCAGAAAGTGGAGATCCTTATTTAATTTATGCAGCACAACAGTACCTGTTAGTTGCAAGCGAACTATATGTTGTTAGAGTTGGCGACACAGATGCAGTCAGTACAGAACGAGCTGTAGCTGCTTCTGTAGATGCTGCTAGCAACGGTGGTCAAGTTATAATTCAATCAGACACAGCCGCTGATGGAACGTCAAGCTACTACTCATTTGCTAGTACTGGATATTTCAGATGGAAATTAAACGGCGTATTGGCTTCTAAAACACTCGTTGTTTTAGCAGACGCTGATCATCCTGATGCTGACGTGAATTCTAATGGCTATGGTGCAGATCAGTTGGTAGCAGATTTAAATGCCCAATTAAGTTATGAATTTGATGGAATTCAATTCTTTGAAACAAGTGACAAAATTGGAGTTAGATCTACTTTCTCTTTTGGACCTACTGCTACAGTAGAATTAGTTTCTGTTCAAGATGCAATTTATGGACCAAAAACCGCTGGCGTTGTGGTTCCTTTGCAAAACGTATCGCCTACAGGTCTTGGTCAACTAATGACAGTTGGTCAATTCACAGGCGGTCTAGATTACAATCAACCTTCGTCTTCTTCTCCTACTAATGGAACATGGGACTTTACTTCACTAACTTCATATGATTTGCAAGTTGTAGTTGATGGAACAGACAATGTCTTAATAGATAATGCTGTTCAAACAATCGACTTGTCAAGTTTTTCTGCAAATGCAGCAGCAACAACAGCAGATATAGTCACAGCAATAAACGCTGCCAGCCCAAGTGGATTTGCGGCTGTCGCGGTTGGAGATAATCTTTCGCTTTACACTATAGCTCAAGGTAGGGATTCAAGATTGTTGGTAAAGAGTGAAAGTTCAACTTTCGCATTCTTTGGATTCGACGCTCCTCTATCAGACCCAGATGACACAGCTAGTGCAGTAGGACCATATGTAACAGCAGAAGGAACCACTCCTTCTGGAACCGCTGGTGATGCTGACATCGCAAACTTAGGTTTAGTTGCTGGAGATGCAAATAGCACTGGTGAAGTTTCATTAACAATTTCTGCTGATAGCGCAGGCATTGATGGAAATGACACACAAGTTGTTGTGAAAAATGACGTTAGAGAAGGAAGCTTCATAATGGAAGTTTACAATAATGGAATTCAAATGGAATCTTGGGGGAATCTTTCTAAAGACGAAACCAGTAGATTTTATATAGAAACATTCCTAACGCTTGTTTCAGACTTTGTTAGAGTTACAGACAACTCGGCAGTTTCTGCTCCTCCAGCTGACGGGACATACTCGCTAGCAGGCGGTACAGATGGAATTCCTTCCGATCCAGACGATCAAGATTCATTATTGATTGGAAATCTTCTTGGAATGACAGGACTTTATGCTTTGTCGGAACCAGAACAAATCAATATTGACCTTGTTTCTGTTCCGGGACATGCATCCACAGGTGTTATCTTGGCCATGATTGACATGTGTCAAAATCAAAGATCTGACTGCATGGCAATTGTTGACCCACCATTTGGATTAACAGTTAACGAAATAACGCAATGGCAAAATGGTGCTCATCCATTGAACACAACTAGATTCAATTCGGACTTTGCCGCACTTTACTGGCCTTGGTTGAAACTTAGAGATACATTCAACAACGTTGATGTATGGGTTCCACCATCTGGGTCCGTAATGGCTGTTTATGCTAGAAGTGACTTCTTAGCAGCTCCATGGTTTGCCCCCGCTGGTCAAACTAGAGGAATTGTACCAAGTGTCACAGATGTATTCAGCAGACCAACTCTAGCTGAAAGAGATTTAATGTATGGAAACAGAAATGCAATAAATCCAATTGTTCAGTACGCAGACTTCCAAGACTTCGTTGTATGGGGTCAAAAGACCTTGCAAAGAAAACCAACAGCTCTTGATAGAGTTAATGTTAGAAGAATGATGTTCTACATAGAGAAAAGAATTAGATCTTCTTCTAGAGCATTATTATTCGATCCGAATGACGACATCTTCAGAGATAAGTTTGTTCAAATTGCAACAAAGATACTTCAAGAAGTACAAGTTGGAAGAGGCCTAACAGATTTCATCATCAAAGCCGATGAAGAAATCAATACGCCAGATGTTATAGATAGAAATGAATTCAGGGCTAGAATCGGTGTTCAGCCCACACGAGCAGTAGAATTTATGTTCCTAGAATTTAGCATTCATAGAACCGGAAGCTTTGATCAAATTGCTGAAAGTTTCTAATTTCAAGATTATAAAGATTTAAAGGGAGAATTAAAATATGATTAACATGGGTATAGGCGAAGTGGGTGGCGCAAACGTACTTCACAAGCGTAAATTCAGATGGACATTTGAACTTACTCGAGAAGGAGATACTATTGTTCCAGTTCACTATGTGAAACTTGCCGCAAGACCAAATATTAGCATTGAAGAAACTGAAATAAATTTCCTCAATGGAAAAACATGGATTCCGGGCAAAGGAACTTGGGAAACCGTAACAATTACATACTACGATGTATCTGTTGATGGTGGACAAGGAAACATTGGACTTTGGAATTGGCTCGCAACTGTTTATGACTTTACAAATCCTGTAAAGTTAACTCAAAGTACAAGAAGAGATAATTACTCTTGTGACGCAACCTGCACTCTTTATGATGGTTGTGGAACTGCTCTTGAAGCTTGGGGAATGGGAGATGCTTGGCCAACTGCGGTTAATTTTGGAGAATTGGATTACGCAACTTCAGAAGAATGTACAGTGGAAGTTACCATGAGATATGCTAACGTAAGCTACGCTAACTTCTGCGGACCAGACGTTACACCTGAATGCGAAGGCTGCACAGGCGGTTGATGTATCAGGATAGTTCGTATTACTTTACTCCTTTATTTAGTAGATAATTAATTGGCAGGAGGGGCTATTTAGTCCCTCCTGCTTTAATATATAAGGAAAAAATATGGTCAACATGGGTCTAAACTCGTTAGGAACTTCTGACGTATGTTTTAAAAGAAAATTTAGATGGCTTTTTTTAATTCCATCTGTTTCTGGAGCTGAAATCGGAATGCTACCTCCAGAAAGAGGAGCAAGACCTAGCGTTACAATAAAAGAAAACGAAGCTCAACATTTAAATGAAATAATATACTTTCCAAGCAAGCCAGACTGGAAGCCAATAAATTTAACTTTATATGATTTAAAGTTAAATAGAAACCCAGTTATTGAGTGGCTTTCTAATCAATATAACCCACAGACGGGCGCATGGAACATAGGTTACGGAGAGGTGCAAGATCCTGCTAGCGATTTTAAAAAAGATGCGACCATACAAATGCTTGATGGTTGTGGGGACGTAATTGAAGAATGGGAGCTAGAGAATGTCTGGCCTAATAACATTGAATGGGGAGAGCTAGATATGTCAGATTCTAATTATATGACAATAGATCTTACTTTAAGATACGACAGAGCTTATAAAACTATACAAGGCTAATCTAAATCTTTTTGCAAAAGCTCTTTCATTTCTTTTAGCTTTTCTTCCAACTCTTTTGTTTTTAAATTTAATTTTCTACAAGCTCCGCTTTTGTTCAGTCTGCCTTTCTTTGTGTAAACTTTATTTTCGTGTTCAAGCAAAGCTGCAACTATTTCTCCATAGCCATTTTCAATTAATTTATCTATGAGTTCTTGTATTTCTAATTGATTTATCATATTCATAATTTTTAATTTTACAAAATTTTCTAGTTAAATCAACATTTAATTTCTATCTTTATTGCTTATAAAAACTTGCTTTCCATTTTTTATCATTACGTGATTATCGCAATATTGAAAATAATTAAGAAATCTTTTTTTAAGTTCGTTATAATTTCGAGCGGTTCTATAAAGTTGTCTAAAATGATTTAAAATACATGTGGTCATATAATTAAAAGCTTTGCCCTTTCTCGAATCAAATCTATTTATTTTTTCAAAACAAATAACAACTCCTTCTTGTATAGCATCATCTTGATCTATTAATTGAAATTTCGCATAATTAGTTATATTCTCAGATAAAGTATAAAATGCAGTGGCGAGATGCTCTTTAGAGTTTTCAAATTCTTTTTCTAGCTCAAAATATTTTTTATTTTTATTTAAAAGATCAACTTCATATTCTTTATGCTTTATGCTTTTTGACTTTCTTCTTTTTATAGTATTCTCTAAACTTTCTATAATTAATTTTGTTTTTTCTTTTTGTCTTTTAGAAGTTTGAAATTTATTAATTATTTGTTCAAAGTACTTGTTGTTTAAGTATTCGCTTTTCATCAATCTCCTTTGTCCAAGTTTCTATTCTAGAAATCGCCTCTTGTGTTGCTTCTTCTAGCCAAAGTGAAACTTGTTTATAGTATTCAGGGCTATATAAAAGACCAGAGGTTAAACTCCTACAATGGTCGATATATTTGTCTTTGTTTCTTTGAAAATTTTCTTCTTTTCCTATTAATTTAACAGGCAAATTGTATTGTCTTAAAATTACATTTCCTAAAATTTCAGTGTCTGGCCAATTTGGTCTTGTTGGGTTTGGTTTGTAGTCTTTAATATCATAAAGAGAAGAAAGTCTTCTCATGCTCCATCCAAATCCAATCTTATCCATTGTTTCCATATGGTACATGCTGGCTGTGTGCGAAATCATTCCTACCCAATCCTCATGCTGTCTTGGGCTTATTTCATATCCAACCGCTGGGTATTTGTCGTCTAAATGACAACCACAATATTTTAGTAAATATTCTATAAAATCATTTTTCATCAAAAATACATCTGCGTGTGTGGCAAACATAAATTCTGTTCTACACACAGCTTGTGCTAAATCCATTGCCATAGCAGGAAAATCTGACGGATGACAAACACCATTAAGTCTTAAAGAATGAACTTCAACATCATCGTCAGCAAGGCTATTTATTTTTTCTAAATTTTCTTTTTTAGAACCAGTATCTACAATTACAATATAAGGCTTTATTGTTTGAAGCTTTAATATTTCAACGCATATTTTTAAAGATTCATATGTGTCTAGCACGGGTATGGCCGCTGTAACCTTATATTCCCAAGGCTTTTTTGAACACGACCCTTCCCAAGGCCTTTCCTCTACTGATTTGTTTCTTAAAGGTGCAATTGTCATAACTATAATAATAGTAGTATGAAATGGGAAAAATCAATATTTGCTTTAAATTCAATTCTAGAAAATCCATTTGTTCAAACAGGATACAAAGAATTAATTAAATATTATGAGTCCAATGAAATGCAATATGAAAAAGAGTGTTTAGATTTTTTATTGAAATTAAAGTTTGAAAATGACAACGATTCAAATAATAACAAAGAATAACGAAAGCACCTTATCTAAAACATTAGATTCAATTAATAACATTAAATCTAAAAAAATAATATTAGATTTGGGAAGCACTGACAAAACAATTGAAATATGCTCTGGTTATGATGGATTAAAATTATTTAATTTAGATGAAGAGAAAAGCTATGCAGAGATAAGAAATGAGTTCGCAGAAAAAGACCAAGCCAATGTGTACTTAAATCCTTGGGACACATTGATTAAAGGCGAAGACTTCTTAAACGATATAATTGAGAATCAAGAAAAATGGAATGACCCATTTTTTGTTTATGTCTTGGAAAACAAAATAATATCAAAAGAAATAAGAATTTGGAAAAATCAAAAGTTTGAGAATCCAGTCTATGAATCAATAAATGCTGCTGGTGAATTGGAACCAAGAATAATAATTTATTCTAATTCGAACCAAGCAGAAGATAGAAGACAAGAAAATTTAAATAAAACAAACAAGTGGATAAAAGAAAAGCCTTTGTCTTTAGAGCCTTATTATTATGCGGCTTGTTGCCATCTCTCTTTAAGAAACTATGAAAAATTTATTTACTACTCTGATAAATATTTTTTAAAAGAAACAAAAGTTGGAGATTCTTACATAATTTTAAAATACTACAATGCACAAGTCAAACTGCACTTAAAAAAAATAAAATCTGCCGTGGAGTGTGTTCTTTTTTGCTTGTCCTACAAACCTTGCATGTCAGAGTTTTGGTGCTTGTTAGGTGATATTTATTACAATCAAAAAAAGATAAACAAAGCAATTTCTTTTTATGAAAACGCTTTGATAATTGGACAAAAAAGAAAAAACTCTGATTTTCTTCCGATAGAGCTGGTTAGCTATAAAGAATACCCAGAACAAATGATAAAAGCATTAAATAAAATTAAAAATGAAGCCAAGCCTATTTAATATACAATATCTAATTCATTAACCACAACAGTGACATTGTCTTCGAATCTAGCCACATCAAGCTGCTTTCTTCCCGGCCCTAATCTTCTAAGATTTTTTTCTAACTCGTCCATGTGGCAATTTATCACTGTCCATTGATTCTCAGATAGTTTTTGAACTTGTTCATCTAAATTTTCAATTTCTGAACTTGGGTAATATTTTTCTAGTTGTTCTGCGCATTCTTTTATTATTTTTTTATAAAGAGGAACGTGGCAAGGGCATCCCGGATTATTCAAGAACTCGTCAACTTCTTTTTCTAAAGATTTTGGCAAAGACTGTCTAAATCTAGAATCTTTCAAAGCTTTCTTAACTTCAATTAATCCTATTTTTCTACTCATCTTTATTCTCCTTAAATTTTCTTTTAAATTCTATCATTTCTTTTTTCCAAACTTCTTGCTCTTTTAATATTTTTTTTAATTTAATGTCTTCTTCCATTTTCTTTTGTGGATCTAAAGCCTGTCTTATCCTTAATAATCTTCCGCAAGAAAGACACTTGCAATTTTCTGCGTTTTCGTCTTTGTTTAAGATTTTCTTCCAATTGCAATATTCGCAATAAAACATTTGGACTTTACTCATTATTTTCTTTTTCTTCGCCAAAATCTACTATGCTTTTAGCTTCTAAATAATTTAAATAAGTTGCTGCCCATGTAGCTATGAAGCTTCCTGCCATGCCGCACATAAATACAACGAAAGGATCTTTAGATATTAAAAAATATCCACTTAAAAAACCAATCCAAGTCCCACAGCATTGATAGCAAGATACAAGTTTATCCAACCAAACAGGACATCTTTTTTCTATAAAGCCTCTAATCGGTCTAGCGATTGTTGCTGGGTCCACGATGATATGAGTGAAGCCTATAACCGACAAAATAAATAAAAGTAAATTTGAAAAATGAATTTCAACCATCTGACTATCTCCAAAAAGTGATTTTTAATTTGTTTTCTTTTAGATAAGTTGAAAAACGAGGATAAAGGCTTTCGCTTTCTAAATTCAAATCCAACTCAGCATCCTCAATATCTAATTCCATGTTTTTTACAACATTTTTATCTATTTTAGTAATAGTAACAGTAGTGCCTAAATACTTGGAAATTATGTCTTCATGGGCTTTTTTAGATTTATTTAAAAAGTCTAATTTTGCTTTTTGACCCATAGCTCTAAGAACGGGAGACATTTGACTCAGTTTCCATTGGTCTCTAATGTGTCTTAAATCTGGTAATTTTTTCCATAGTTTACTATCATTAAATATTAGTTCTTCTATGTTGTGAATATTTATTTCAACCATACTCTTATATTAGAAGAAATTTGCAAATTTTACAAGGAGAATTTTAAATGAATGACGAGTTTAGTCCGCAAAAAATAAATCCTGAAGACATCCAAAGTCCTCAGCCTGTTTCGTCGGCAAAAAACATAGAAACAGAGATGTTGCAAAACAATACAAAAGAAGGCGCACCAAAGTTTTCAGGCCCAGTTCCACCAGCATTTAAAAGTGCAGTTGCATCAAATAGAGGAGATGCGACATCTACATCTGCGACTAATAATCCACAAGAAATGAGAGTAACTGGAAGTTCAAAGTTAGAAGAATTAATTGCTGGAATTTCAGCAAGAGGTAATTTAGTTCATGAGAAAATTCTACTTCCCTCTAAGGGAAGATTTTATGATGGAGAAAATGGACCAGCTGATGGAGTAATTAATATAAGACCAATGACTGGAGAAGAAGAAGAGATATTGGCTACTCCAAGATTTGTAAAAAGAGGTCAAGCAATTGACATGATTTTCAATAAATGCATGAAAGAAAATTATGACTCAAAAAATTTCCTGACCCAAGACAGAACATACATGTTGATATACCTTCGAGGTATTTCTTATACCCCTGAGTACGAAGTGGAAGTCAAAGACCCAGATTCTGATCAAACTTTTGCAACAAGCATAAATCTAAGTGAACTTTATGTTGAATATTGTAAAGATGACTTTTCTTCAGAAAATCTTAGAGACACTCTTCCAGTTACAGGATATAGCTTTAGTTATAAGTTAGCCACTGGGAAGGATGAAAAAACTGTTCAGGACTACAGAGACAGAAGAGCCAAGAACTTTGATTTATCTGGCCAAGCGGACGATACTCTTTTGTACAGAACAGCTCATATGATTTCTGAAATCGAAGGGTTGACTGATAAAACTGAGGTGCAAACGTTGCTTAAAAAGTTGCCCATTCAAGATGTTGCTTATCTTAGAACTGTTGTAAATGAACCTCCTTTTGGAGTAGATACAAAGGTATCTGTCAACAACCCTTACACTATGAGTGATTTCGAAATGGAGTTACCTTTAGAAGCAAATTTTTTCTTCCCACGGGCAAAGAAGAAGGCAGTGACCCAAGCTTAGTCTTGTGGAACAATTTGATGGAAGAGTTATTTTTTTTCATGTATCATTTGAAACAATCAAGAGATAATTTTATGTCTTTGCCCATAAATGAAAGAAAATGGCTTATTGACCGATTTGTTAAGCAAAAAGAAAAAGAAAATGAAGCAATGGAGTCTGCTAGGAGAAAGGCCAAAACAAGGTAAAAATGAATAAAGAAAGAAATCAGAACCTAGTAATAGGCGATACAGTAAACTTAAGATTATTTACTTATAATTCTAATAACAGACAAAATGTAAGCTCTGTTGATAAAGTTGAAATATACTTTCTAGATCCAGAATTAATTTCTACAACTAACACTGATGGTCGAAGATTAGTAGCCACAATAGGTAGCGACCAAGTTCAAATAGTAGACGATCCTTTTGGAGGTCAGTACTTAGTAAGCGATGTCTTAGAAGATCAGGTTTATACGATTGGAAATTACAAGGATGTGTGGACGGTATCTTTCAATGCGGATCAACAAGGAACTGTTGAAAATTCATTTAATATAATGCCTAATTTATGGTATGCATCAGATACGCCTATAATATATGATTTTTCTTTTGGGTTTAGACCAAATAGATTAAGAAAAGGAGAAAGAAGGTGGATTAACATTTATGTTGAGCCAAACGTACCGGAAATTTCTGATTTAAAAAGATATTATGCGAACCTAGCTGTTTCTTCTCCTTTATATTTAAATATAGAGCAGATTTGTGGAGATTGTGTGCCAAATGAAAAAGATTTAAGAATGGTAGTTGAAAATGAATTAGTCACCAACAGGAGAGGAACAGAAGGCAGTTATTTTATCGACACTGAAAAATTAGATATGGATCTTGGAATGTACAACATCTGGTTCGAAATGGAATTTGGAGAAAACAAATATATCTCTGACAATTTACAATTACAAGTATTTTAAAAAATGGGCGCACAAACTTTAATAAAATTTAGACGAGGAACAGATACTGACTGGTCAAATGCTAACCCTACTTTATCCGTAGGAGAGCCAGGATATGACACGACAGCTGAAAAATTTAAAATTGGTGATGGAACAACTTCATGGTCATCACTTGGATACATAGGCGATGGCAATAGTGGAATAGATGGTTCTGGGACTTCTGGTAATATACCTAAGTTTAGCGATAGTGATACTATCGGTGATAGTGTGATTAAAGAATCGTCTGGTGGCGAGATAGGAATTGGAAGCATAACTCCAGCAGTTAAAGGCTCAGGAGCAACTGCTCTTTTGGATGTAGATGGTCCTATTTTGGCTAGAGGGGGAGTCTCTGCTAATCAAACAGATGCAGGAGTTTTAGATTACGCTAGTAACATATTAAGAGTAAGAGCATACGGAAACACAAGTGGAACAGGCGAAATACAATGGAGAGTAGGTGGAGGTGGTGGTTCTGCTGATGCTCTTGGGATGTACCTTAATAGTTCGAAAGATCTTACTCATTACGGCGACACAGCGTTAATTGCCGATGCCAGTTCTTATGAATTAAGCATTAGTGGTTCTGCTGCAACTTTAGGAGGAAATAGACTTCAGCTCTTAGGTGCTGAGACCGTGGTTAACAATGCCGGATCAACCATTGATTTCAGAGTTGAAGGTGATACTGATGCAAATCTACTATTTGTTGATGCTGATACAGATAGAGTTGGTATTGGAACGTCATCACCTTCTAGAAAATTACATGTTGTTGGAGATTTATTAATTGATGATGGTAGCGCTATAGTTCTTGATGCTAATGGTCTTAAAATTACAGATGATACTATAGGGGCTACTTTAGACTCCAATTGTAGCGATGCTATAGTCATTGGAGAAGGAGCTAGAAATTATTCAGATAAATCTATTAACATTGCAAATGGTAGATTTTCTAATAATGGAGATTGTCAAAAAATAAGTCAGGTGTTAAGAGGGTCGACTACTGATGCTAGTAGATTCTATCTATCTACTGACGGAAGTCAGGCTGGAGTAATCCATAGCGGAGCTGTGTTTTTGGCAGGAACAGCGTATGGCAATATTGCTGGTATAGTTTTGCCAGATAACGCAGTATTTACTTTTTCAATAAATATTTCTTGCAGAAAGCAAAGCAGCAACGATTCTGCCGCTTGGATAATTAAAGGCGCTGTCCGGAACAGTAGTGGTTGGGGCGGATCGAGCCAGACACTCTTCTCTGAAGCTTCGGTTACTTCAACAATGAATTACAATTTAATAGGCTCTCCTATTATAGAAAGCTTTATTGATTCTGGTTTAAGTGGAATAACTGCGGAGGTGACAACTTCGTACTACAATTCAGACACAACAAATTCTGTATCTAATGCATGGTTTGGTATAGAAGTTCATGGACTTGCCTCTACTAACTTAAGATGGTCCGCTATGGTCGATGGTATACTTACTACATATTAGGAGATGATAATGGGAATTTTTGATAATAATATGACAACAGAGAATAAATCTAAAGATATAGCTGATTCTCTTGTCAATATAACAAAAAATACTTTTGATAAAATAAAAATATCTTATTCCCAAGGAGTGCAGACGTTTTGGAATAACCCTAAAGCAACACCACAAGAAATCGCAGAGGCTTTAGGAACAAACGCCTCAGAGGTTTTTTCTTTACATTACAACTTAGGAGCACTTATTGCCACTATAGATCCAAGTTTTTTAGAAAACACCGCAAACCTTATTGGCAATTTCACACAAAATGAAGATGGAACAGTAACTATCAACTAGGTAAAAAAATGACAGTAGATTATGGATCTCATGATTTAACAACTACAGGAGATGTTGGAATCAACACATCTTCTCCAAGCTTTAAGTTAGATGTCAATGGAACATTTAGCGCGAACAGTGTAAACGTAAATGATGCATTTACCTTACCTACATCTGATGGTGCTCAAAATCAAATTCTGGTCACTGATGGATCTGGAAATGTGGCTTGGAGCACCTTGTCTTCTTCTGGTATAGACGGATCTGGAACTGCTGGCCAAGTGCCTAAGTTTAGCGATAGTGATACTTTAACTGATAGTGTTATTTCAGAATTGTCCAATAATGTAGGAATTGGAACAGCGAGTCCATCTGAAAAACTACATGTCGATGGAACCATCAGAGCAGACGATGGCATTGGAACTGAACAAGAATCCAGCACATTCATGACATACCCCGGAGGAGGTCTTTATAGAACTGCAACTAGTACGAAAACTGGGTATATTAAAATAACAATGCCGCAATCTTGGCTTGCAGTCATGATAAAAATGAGTTTTGATCTCTATGAATACAGCGCTCAAGACTTTACTACTTTTAAACTTTCTGGGTACATGTATACAAGCAGTGGGGGACAATGGATTAACACCGCTACAAGTATGGACTCAAATTATGCAAATGATGTTAGATACTATGTTAGATTTGGACACGATGGAACTTACTGTGCTATTTACATATCAAAATGCGATGCCGCAGGAACAGATTTAGCCGAAACTAGTACTTGGAGTTATCCTCAAGCAGTCGTTAGAGATGTTCATGCTTCATTTTCAGGCACGTATGGTACTATGGATCGCTGGGCTGATGGTTGGGATGTTGATTTCACTACGACTCTTGGCACGATTACTGCAACCAGAGCTATAGGCAGAGCGTACCATATGCATGAAGCAGGCTATGTTTTTAATGAATTGGGAGAAGATGTCGATTTTAGAATAGAGGGAAGTTCTGACACTAGTCTTTTTGTTGTCGATGGAGGTCTTGACAAAATTGGAATTGGAGAATCCTCTCCTAATTGCAAACTAACTATTGGTGAAAATATTGATTCTGGAATTGTTAATCCCGGAATATCTATAAATTTGGAAGGCGTGAATAAGCCATCATTTACAACAAGAAGAACTACTTCTAATCCTGTCTTCTCTATTATGCCTTATTTGGGACAGACATATCTTTCTACTGGGTGTTACTATAACGGATCTAATTGGATACATTCTTCTTCAAATGCTTATAACAACATACTTGTGCTAGAACCCATATCAGGAGCTAATTGGTATTGTGGTGGCAACAGTAGCACTATAAATAGCATTGCAAGCAATAAAAATCTATGGGACAGAACAGGCGCATGGAAGGCAGACATAAACACTTCTTCACTACAAGTTAATAGTGCGTTCACATTTCCTACATCTGATGGCTCTGCAAATCAGATCTTAAAAACTGACGGATCTGGAACCGTGACTTGGGCAGATGATGGATTTAATTTAATATCTGAAAGTGCTGATACGGTTACTATATCTGGAAATCTTGCTGTTTCTGGGACCACAACAACAATTAATTCAACAACAGTAACAGTAGATGATAAAAACATTGAATTAGGATCTAATGCTAGTCCAACTGATGTAACTGCTAACGGTGGTGGGATAACACTAAAAGGATCTACAGATAAGACTATCATATGGGATAGCACTAATTCTAACTGGACTTCCAGTGAGAATTTTAATATTGCTTCAGGAAAAGAATTTAAAATAAATAATGTGGCGATTTCAACAGCCAAAGCTTGGTGCTACTTCGGGGGCGGCACAAGTCCCTACATCGTTAGAGACTTTAATGTTAGTAGCGTAGCTGATGTCTCCGGAGGAAACTTTGGACAATATGTTGTTAATTTTGAGAATAACATGTCTACTTCTAGTTATGTCTGTGTGACAGCTGGTGCTATTACAACTGACGGTAGGGTAGCTACAGTTTGGGCCAATGCTAAAAGTACAAGCAGTGTCAATATCTTTGGATTGCCAAATTATGGCACCATAGCTTATGTTGACATAGGCGGTATGGACATAGCAATTTTTGAATAAGGAATAAAAAAATGAAAAGAATAATTTATCCAAATGATGATAGTGGAGTTGCGATTGTTATTCCATCTCCAAATACAAAATATACAATAGATGAAATTGCCCTTAAGGATGTTCCTGCTGGGAAGCCATATCATATCATAGAAGAAACAGACGTTCCTACAGATAGAACTTTCCGCAGTGCTTGGGAAGCTGACTTCACTGAGCCTGAAGGTTTTGGTATAGGAGCAGACGAGTTCTTTAGATTAGGCTATGGAGGATAATATGAATATAAGTGTTAATATGCAAAAAGCTAAAGAAGTATGGAGAGATAAAATTCGGCAGGATAGAGAGTCTTATTTTACTTCTTTAGATGTAGACTACCTTAAAGCTACAGAAGCACAGAATGTCACCTTGAAAAATGACATAGAAGAAAGAAAGCAACTACTTAGGGATGCTCCAGAAGATGATAGAATTGAAAGTGCCACAACACCAGAAGAATTGAAAGTTGTTGATCCTGTAAAAGAGGCTATGTATATTTCAGATATAGACAAAGCAAAAAGGGACAAACTAACAGAGATTGATGAAGCTTGGAAAGTTACGTTAAACAATGGATGGCAAACGCCAGAAGGTTGGAGTCTTGGTATTCATACAGATGATGTAGCCTTATTGAGTGCTGCCTATGCTCTTGCTAAAGAGGCCGCGTCGTTAGGTTATACAGACCCTGTTGTTATTTCGGATACAAATAGTGAACTTCATTCATTGGACGTAGCAGAGATGACACCCTTGATGTTGGCTTATGGAGCAGCGAGAACGCAACTTAGTGGGGCAGATGCCGCTAGAAGAAAACTTGTTAAAAATGCTACAACCATAGAAGAATTAGTAGGAATATAACATGAGTGTAGCCATAATTATAAAATATTTACTATAATATTTTATGGATGATATAGAAATAGAAAATCTTTTAGAAAATACTAAAAGCAAAAAAATAAAATCTAAGCCAAAAGGCAAAAGAGTTGAGCTTCAATTAGCGAAAGATTTAAATGAAAGATTTGATTCCATTTTTACAAAAAATCCAAAATGGGGAAAATTTTCTAGGACCATAGGATCAGGAAATCGTTGGGGGCAGAATGTTCATTTGTCAAAAGCCTCAATGGACAACTTTTCTGGAGATCTGGTTTGCCCTCCTTCTTTTAAATTTGTAATTGAATCAAAAGGAGGATACAACGAAATAGATCTTTGCTCTGCTTTTTCAAAAGGAAATTCTGAGCTAGATTCTTTTTTAAAGCAAGTTTCTGATGATTCCGAAAGAACAGGAAGAAAACCTTTGTTGTTCTGGAAAAAAGATAGAAAGCCTAGGTTGTCTTTTTTAAAGATAAAAGATATAGGAAATATAAATAAATTATCTTTTGACTACCACATGAAATATAAAGATTGGATAGTTATAGAATATAAAGATTTAATTAGTTTTAAAGATGACTTTTTTTTTGAAAACTAGATTTTATTTACAGGAACCTCTAAATTGCTTAAGATTTTTTCTATCTCTGAAACACAAGACTGCAAGACGTTTTCTAGTTTGTTTTCTACTTCTACGCTTTTTTTTATATTATATCCACATTTTTGTAGAGTTTCCAAATGCTTGACTTGATCATTTGGCACTTTTGATCTAATTATTCTTCTTATTTCTTTTACAATGTTATCTGCTGCTCTATTGATATCTCTAGAGCCTATGTTGTCCAGATTATCTATCAAATCTTGAATAGCATTTAATATGTCTCCAATTCTTCCTGTTAGATAAACAGTATTTTCATTTAATATAAATTCTTTAAAATTAATCATCGTTTGCCAACTTAACTTCTGATTTGGGTTTCTTTTTATTCTTTACATTTTTACCTAATTTCAAGTTCTTTACACTTCGAACACAAGCTCTTGCTTCTTCCATAGAATCGGTCGATCCTTGGTGAAATAGGTCTTTTGCGGTATTTAAATTTTTAATGCTATATTCTAAAACAGCATCTTCAATTATATACCCTTCTTCGGTGTATTTTTGATGCTGAGTTTTGGGAACATTGAAACAACCAAAGCACATTTTTGAATAGTTGTTGTTGTCAACAAAAGGGGAAGATCTGTGGGAAACCACATACAAATCCATTTTTTGATTACAAATTGGACAATTTTTAAATGCTTTTTTCACACTTGTTTTTGTTGCTTTTTTTCTTGACATTTTTGTAATTTTTAGATTAATTTTTTTCATAAGTCAATTTTATATTAAAAAAAATTAAAGTAAAGTCTATTTGTATTTTAAAATAAAATCCAAAGCTTCACTCTCAAATATAGAAGACAATAACTCAGCATTGGGGATAATGCAATGACCTCCAATTTTATTGTTTTCAGGAGGAATTAAATTTGGCCTTGAAAATATTTTTTTTCCTAATTCCTCGTATCCTTCATTGTAAGTTTCATTCCATTTTTTTATAATATCAAAATTCAAATTTTGTTTATCAAAATGTTTTTTCATTTCTCCATGAAAAGCAATGCATAGCCCATAATAAGTTGTGCTATATAACTTGGCCAACTCAGTATTTGAAGATCCTAAAATTAAATCGTATTTTAAATTCAAATCCTCAAAATGTTTTTTAGATAATTCTTTTTCTTCTTCATTTTGATAGCCTATGTATTTGACAAAAGTTTTCAAAGCTTGATATAGATTAGGATGGATGCCTCTTACAGGCGAATGGACCACAGGCAATGATGATATTTTTCTTATTTTATTAGTTACATCAGGTAGCGTTGTAGAATGTATTATTGTTAAATTAGGTTTGTATTGAAACATCACCTCTGCAACAGTGTTTATAAAATTATCTTCATCTTCAAAAGATATGCAAATGTTTAATATTTCTATATTTTTAAAATCATCAAGATGTTTGTCGCAAGAATAAGGGTCTCTGATTTTTATTTCAAAATCAGATTTAAAATCTTGGTAAATCTTAGAAATAGATTTGCCAATTTCTCCATGTCCTAAAATTCCTATTTTTTTCATTTTCCCGTAGAGCCAAAGCCTCCTGATCCTCTTGTGGTCGAGGACAAATTCTCAGTTTTTTCAAAATCAAAATTAAAACAAGCCTCTATAATGAGTTGAGCTATTTTGTCTCCTTTTGAAATATTAAAAGAAGAATTTGAATCTGTGTTGAAAAGTATAACTTTTACTTCTCCACGATACGAAGCATCTACGACTCCTGCTAAAACATCTATGCCACTTTTAAGTGCATGACCTGATTTAGGGGCTATTCTTCCATAATAGTCTGAGGGTATCTCTATAGATATCCCAGTAGAAATTGCCTTTCTTTCTAATGGTTGTATTATTGCGTCTTCAGAAGCAAACAAATCCGCTCCTGCGTCGGATGGATTTGCTCTATATGGAATTTTTGCATCTTCATTGAGAAGCTTTACTTTTATAGGCATTCTATCCCTCACATGCTGCACAAGTTAAAATAGATCTAGCTAGTTCTTGCGCAGGGTTGGCCGATCTCTGATAATAAAAAGTTTTAACCCCCATTTCCCACCCTTCAATAAGCAAAGAATTAACTTCCTTTGGAGATGCTGAAGGCGGTATCATTAAGTTTAATGATTGGGATTGATCAATATATTTTTGACGCTGGGCGGCTTGAACGACTATGTCTCTTTGACTTATTTCTCCAAAAGTTTTAAAAACATCTTTTTCTTCTTGGCTAAGAAAATTCAAGTGTTGGACTGATCCACCTTTTACAAGAATGCTTTTCCAAGTTTCGTCATTGTTTTTATCGTGTTCTTTCAAGATAACTCTTAAATAAGGATTTTTATAAGTAAATTTTCCTTTAGCTAAATTTTTAACAAAATAATTGGAATTTAAAGGCTCTATCGAAGGACTAACTTGACCCAAAATGAAAGAACTGGATGTTGTTGGAGCAACTGCTAAAGTTGTTACGTTTCTTCTTCCATATCCCTTTAAAAGTTCTGGTTCTCCAAATTCTTTGGCCATCTCTTCTGTGGTCTTATCTGCTCTTTCTCTTATGGACTTCCAAATTTCCATATTTAGATACTTGGCTTCCATTGACTCGAAGGAAATCATTTTAGATTGAAGTAAAGAATGCCATCCTAAAACTCCCATTCCCAAAGCTCTTTGCTTTTTAGCAAAATCATGAGGAGCTTCCATGTAAGGAACCCCTTCTGTTTTAACAACAAACTCTTCATTTACAGCGTCTAAAAATTTAACTAATGTTTCTACCGCGTCTGTTTCTTTTATTTCATCCCAATGAAGTAAATTTATAGAAGATAACACACAAACAAAAGAATTGTCCTTGTCAGAGTGAAGCTGGATTTCGCTACACAGATTAGAAGCATTTATTTTTAATTTTTTATCTTTATAAACTTTTGGAGCTTGTTTGTTGGTGTTATCAACAAACATGATGTATGGATAACCAGTCTCAAATCTTTTTTGAATTACTTTGGCCCACAATTTTCTTTTTTCTTTATCGCCTTCGATAAGTTCTTTCATAAACTTATTGGTAACAGTAACTCCTATGCTCATATTTTGAATTGGATGACCTTCGCCTCTAATGTGAAGAAACTCTTCAATATCAGAATGTTCTATTGGCATATAGGCAGCAAAAGAGCCTCTTCTTGCGCTTCCTTGACTGATGACCTCTGCTACTTTGTCAAAGATTTCCATAAAGTGCACAGCGCCACTAGATTCTCCTCCTACGCTTATCTTGGTTCCTCTTGCTCTCAGGTCACCAAAAAAGCCTGAAGTGCCTCCGCCAAGTTTTGACATCATGCCAACTTCTGAGGCTTTAGTTAATATGGACTCCATTTTGTCTTGTATATGACTTCCAAAGCAACTTACAGGAAGTCCTCTTTTATTTCCAAAGTTTGTCCAAATAGGAGTGGCTAAAGAATAGAACCCTTTAGCCATATAGTCTTCAAACTTCTTGGCGAAATTTTTTATTTTTAATATTTTTTCTGCGTTTTTAGCTATTTGCTTTATTCGTTGCTCAGGAGTAACTCCTTCTTCCAAATAGCCTCTTTTTAAAAATAATCTACTATGATTGTTTAGCCAATAAAAATCTTGCTTGCTCATTTATTTTTGTACTTAATTTAAGCCTAGGATACTGAAAATATAGTATATCAGATAGTGAAAGTTTTACAAATTAAAACAAATCATCTTCTGAGAAGCTTTTTCCTTTTTTACTATATTCAACAGGTCTTGAATGAAAAAAATCAGACATGTTGTTTCCAAGAACTTGTTCATCAAACCAATGAGTTTTGGCAAGCAATTCTTTATTAATTTCAAATACTTTACTATATCCAATTTCTTGTAAAGATTCGTTCATTCTATTTTTTATAAATTCTTTTAGAATAGCTGAGTTTAATTTTTCTTCTCCATATCCATTAACAATCCATTCAATGATTTGCATCTCATACTTGACAGCTTCTTTCGCTTCGCTAATTATTTTTTCTTCTAATTCTTCATCAAATAACTCTGGATATTCGTCTCTTATTACATTTATTATCTTCATGCCGATCATAGCGTGAAGGTTTTCCTCTCTAGATGTGTATTCTACTTGCTTGTTGGTATCTTTAAGTAGGTTTCTATATCTTCCAAACCAACTTATTGTATAAAATTGTGAAAACAAAGCTATGTTTTCCACAAACAAAGTAAATAAAACCAAAGAATAAATAAATTGTTTTTTATTGTCCGAGTGGAACTTATGCAAATGCTTTCTTAAATAATTAACTCTTCCTTTGATAATATCCAGCTCTAACATTTGGTCGAAAGAATCTTCGATTCCCAAGACTTCAAGAAGTCTCTCATAAGCATCTCCATGTATGACCTCTGTATTTGCCATTACATAGCCCATGTCATTTATGCTTGGATGTGGAAGATTGTCTCCAAGCTTTGCCCAAAACTTTTTAACTGATATCTCTAATTGGCCAATTGTCGCTAAAGCTCTTTTTACTATTTCTTTTTCTTGAGCAGTTAAGGAAACCATAAAATCTTGTTTGTCGCTTTGAAAGCTAAACTCTTTATCAGTCCAAAATCCATTGTGCATTGCTTCAATGAAGTCCTGCGTCCATGAATAGTGGTCTGGCTTCCGTGATATCTGCTCTTCAAAAATCATATAAAAATTCTCCTCGTAATTTGTTTTTCTTTATTCTCGATAAGATATATCTAAGTTTGATAAAAAATTTTTTTCAACTATTGAAAATTTTTTTTGTCAATTACTTCAAAGTTGTAAATCCTTCGCTTTTTTCTAGATTTATTAAATCGCAACCTTGAAGCAAATCTAGTAAATTTTCATCATGAGTTGTTATAAAAATCTTTCTATCCTTTGCAAGTTCAGAAATCATACTATAAACACCAACCACTCCAATTGGATCAATATTAGTGGTTACTTCATCTAAAAACACCAAAGAAGGACAAACTCCAGAACTTAGCGTCATTATATGAGCAAAGGCTTGCGAAACAGCTAGATTCAGTCTTCTTCTTTCTCCTCCACTCATTGCGTGATAAACAAAAGGATCGCCATCAGAAGGGCTTCTTTCTATTTTCTCATCCAACTCATTGTTAAATTCTAAACTTATTTTATTATCAATTAAGAACTGCAGCCAATAAGCAACTTTAGAATTAAGAGCGGGTATAATACCATCTATTATAAATTTTCTAATTCCAGAATCTCCAAAGGCAACTACCCAGAATTCATAATAAGGCAGTTCTTTTTCTGCTTTATTCAACTCTTCTTTTTTATTTTTCAAAGAAGACGCTTTATTCTCTAGGTCTGTGCTTAAGGAACTTTTAATTTCAATAAAAGGACTTTTTTCTAAGTCTTTCTTTTTATCACTTATTTGCTCTTCAGTATGTAGCACCTTCTCTTCTAGTATTTTTTGATTGACATCAGAATTTTCAGGCTTAGAGATTTTTTCTAATTCTTTTATTCTTTTGTCCGTGTTTGCGGCATTTTCTTTGTTTTCGTGCTGTTTATCTTGAGCAGAACCTACTACTTTTTCAAACTTTTTAATTGCTTTATTGTCTATTTCTACTTTTGCGTCTAAAGTGCTTTTTTCAGCCTCTTTTTCAGAAACGAATTTTTCTAATTCCTTTATTTTAGATTTTACTTTGGATAAGTATTTTTCATAATTTTTTTCTTGTATTTCTCCAAAACAGAATTGGCATTTTTTGCCTTTATTAGAATTAAATTTTTCTATTTCCTTGGAACATTCTTTTATTGATTTTTTGGAATTGTTAATTTCATTTTCAACATTATTTATTTCCATCTGCGTAGAGTTCAATAAACTTTTTTGTTCATTGACTTTGTTTTTGGCAGAATCTATTATTTCATATATTTTAGATAAATTTGAAGCATGGCTTTCAATTTCTGCTTTTAAACCTTCTATTGTTTTTTGACTTTCAAGGTACAGCTTCATATCTTGATCACTAGATTCAATTTCTGTCTTTTTTAATTCAGATAGCTTTTGTTCAAGATCTTGTATTTCTGTTCTCTTCTTTTCTTTCCATTGATCTTCTTGATCTTGTGCTATGTTAATTCTTTTTGCAATTTGAGATTCTTGATCTTCTAAATTTTCTACTTCGTAACAATAATTTTTTATTTGATCTTTTTTGTTTTTTCTAAGCTCTTTTGCTTTATCTGCAAAGTCTCTATATTTGTCTAATGAAAGCAGGTTTTCTATTATTTGTCTTTTACTTGCCGCATCGCACTCTAAGAAACTTCCTGCGTTGTTGTCGGTAAACACAAGAACATTTACGAATGTTTCATAGTTTAAGCCTATCTTATCTTCAATTAATTTTTGCGTAGCAGGCATTCCTCCGAGAGTTATCTCAGTTTCATTTCCCCATTTGTGTTTTTTATCTTCCCAAATGCGAAGAGAGTCAGGCTTTCTTTTTCTAACTAATTTAAAATTTCCCCATCTTACTTCTATTTCTAAATTCTTTCCAGTTTTATTATTGATTACATTTTTATGCGTAATTTTTTTATGGTTTTTTATGGTTTTCCCATAAAGCCCATAAACAATTATTTCGGGTATGCTTGATTTACCAACTCCATTGCTTGACGTTCTATCGTCATCAATGTTTTTAACATCAAGATTGCTACCTTTAATTAAAACAATATCGGAGCACTTGCTTAAATCAAGCTCGATCCCATCGGGACCGAAGCACAGAAAGTTCTTTGCAGCTATATAATTAAAATCTAAATTTTCCATCATGCCATTATAAGATTAAAGTCATTTTCAATCAATTACAAATACTTTTGCCAATAGAAATTAGCTTAGTTTTTTCTAATTCTGTTTTAACTTGTTCAATATACTTTTCTATCATCTCGTCTTCTTTTTGCAAAATGACTTTAGCATCTTCGACAACATGTTCTTCTCTTTTAACAGATTGTTTTATCTGTATTGAAGAAACTTTATTTTCTTTAATTAATTTTTTTCTTACTTCCATTATTGAAGAGGAACTCATGTCTTCAACTTCTAATCTAACAAAATTTCCCTCTAGGTCGTATTGGTCAATTTCATCTTCTTTAATTATGAAATGTTTAGGACTGAACTCGTTTTCCACATATTCAGATTCATCTTTTTCTAAATCATAAATTAAAACATGCTTCTTTTGGAATGCTTCTCCAAAACTTAATTGCAACGGAGAACCAACGTACTCTACGTTGTCATCTATTTTTTGCTCTGCGTGGTAGTGGCCCAAGAAAACTTTGTCCCATTTCTTAAAAACACCTTTGTCAACTTTTATCATTTCTCCATCATGTTCTACCGAAACTTCTGCCATGGTGTTGTATTTTAAATTCCAAAGGGATCCATCTACTGCTATATGCGCTCCTAATATTTTCTTTTTATTCTTTAATTTACTATATTTTTTTTCTAATGACTTTAAGTCATTTATCGGATCATGAGTATAAGGAAGAAATGCAAATAAATTCTCTTCATTTTCCGTCAAGGATATAACACTAGGCTCGTTTATAACTTTAACACCCGGAAGAGTCCTCAAAGGATTTACAGAAGACACGTCCCATTTCTGGTCATGCCACATATCATGATTGCCTAAAAGAATGAAAAATTTTAAATCATTTTTAAGTAAATGCTTTTCAAGAACTTCAAATGTTTTTTGGTAAGTCAAAACATCTATTTTCTGCCTATCATGGAACAAATCTCCCAAAAAAACCACATGTTTAATTTCTTTGGCGGCTGCTGTTTCGAATGCCCAATCTAACGCACGGATACAATCTTCAAGTCTTTCTACAGACTTTTTGTGCGGATGGATATGAATATCTGTAAATATTAAAGTTTTCATTAAATAACATTATATCAGACAATGCTATTTTTGTCGATCTTTATTCTTTACATAATCCTTTAAAAGATCCCAGATATTTAAAGATTTAATTTCTTGAGCATTAACAGGCTTGTTCTCAGCGTTCTGGGCATCTATTCCACCTCCTAAAGGATCTGCTCCTAAAGATGCGTCGAAGTTTGGGCTGGGCGCGTTTGGCGGTGGAGGTGGCGAACTAGAAGCTCCTAAGCCAATTGAAGAACTATCGCTTCCTGTCTCTGGGGCTGGGCTTTCTGGTGACGCTTCTTCAACTTCATTTACATTGTATTTTTTCATGTATTTATATACGCAAAATATTAATAATATTTCTTAAAGCTCAGTTAAAATTTCATATCCGTCATCAACACATAATATTAAATGTTCATATTGAGCAGACAATTTTCTATCTGTTGTTACCGCTGTCCAATTGTCTTCTAATATGACACAATCGGAGGTTCCTAAGTTTATCATAGGCTCAATTGTAAATGTCATTCCCGGCATTATTTTAGGTCCAAAATTTTTAAATTTTTCATCTACATAATGACATATTTTTGGGTCTTCATGAAATTCAACTCCACACCCATGACCCACAAAATTCTCTACAACAGAGTACCCTGTTCCTTTTGAAAAGCTTGTTATTGCATGGCCAATCATGTTGAAAGGAACGTTTGGACCAACGACTTCAATTCCCTTTCGCAACGATTCTTTTGTGTGTTTTAAAAGATTTTGAGATTCTTCTGATATCTGGCCGACAGTATACATTTTGCTAGTGTCGCCAAAATAACCATCTACTATGGTGGTTATATCTATATTTAAAATATCTCCTTCTTTAAGTATCTGTTCGTCAGAAGGAATTCCATGGCAAACGACTTCATTCACAGAAATACAACTTTCAGCAGGATAGCCTCTATAGTTCAAAGTTGCAGCGACAGCATTATTTTTTTTTATAAATTTGGATATCTGTTCATTTACGAATCCTGTCGTCTCTCCTAGTTTTACAAATTGTTCAGCATGAACTAAACATTCAGCTGCTAATTTGCAACTTTTTTTAATTCCTTCAATCTGGCTTTTTGTTTTTATAGGTATCATTATTTTATTATAGCTTAATGTACAATTAAAGAAAGTTAAATTATTATTTTAAATTAGAAATCTGTGGTATGTTTCTAGAGAACCTATCCCAATTCTGTTCCGCCCACTTTTTAAATTTAACTTCTGCGTTCTTTGGCCCAATTTCATTTGTTTTTCCAGTAGTTTGAAATTCTAATGCATGAGTGGCTTCATGAATAATTGTGCTTGCTATTTCTAATATTGCTGCTTTCGAGTCTCTAAGTTCTTTTAAAATTTTATTGACGTTAACTTTTATTACATCTGAAGGTTGAATTTTTGATACGTCTATATCTGGAAGATAATCTTTTAAAACTTGATTTGGAAGTTTTTCTAAATTTTGAAGAGCTTTTGGATCGTTCCCAAATTTAAGTCTTATTTTAGACAAAACATCATTTCCAATTAATTTTTTATTTTCGCCCGAGCTATAAAGGCCATAAACGGATGATGTCAAAGGAGCTATTGTGCTTATGTTTTTCAAAAGATTTCTATCATACATTCTTACAAGTTGCACTGCGTACTTAGCCTTGTCGTAAATCACATTGAGCTGTCGTTCATCTACTTGATCAGTACCAATCGTATTTTGTTCAAACCATTTTTTAAAATTCATTTTTTCACCTATTCATTACAGTTGCTTTATATATTAAACTTTAATAAACATTTATAAAATGAAGTATAAAATTATGCATAGGAGGCAAACTTTGAAAATAAGCAAAGAATGGATTCACGCTATTTTTCCCAAAAATAGCTCTTATTTTAAATTAAAAAAAAGTGATTTTTCACTCTCAGGTTGGAAATATATTTCTAAATATCAATACCATTATGTTGAATTGGCGATTATAGAAACAAAAGAAGAGTCAGATTTGTTTCATTTGTTTTGGGAATCTCCAATGAAAATGGAATTTGGAGCAATAATATCAAAAGAAAAATTAAAGAATTCAGATTATAAATTGCATTCAAATATTGAAAATATAAATTATTACATTAATGAAAAACACAAAAATAAGATAAAACACAAAATCTTTTGTACCTCTATTTTTGTATCATAAGGCGCTTAATTGTTCAGAAAGTTTGTTGGCTAGTTGAATATATTCTCTGTAGTACTTCAACACGCATTGATTATCATTCAAATGAGAAAAGTGAAAAAACACGGACTCAAAAACATTGTTGTTAGTGTCTGTTGATATGACTTTATCTCCCGAAAAAGTTTTTTTTAATTCTATGTCATTCCAAGAAGCTAAGTTACACCCTTTATGTTTGCATACTTTTACATTGTCAAAATTAAGATGAATAAAGTCTAAGTATCTTTGGTCTACATAAAGACCAATTCCTGGGCTTTCTTCACACTTCCAATAACAACAGTCAGCCCACCAACTTATGGCATCTAAAGATTTTTTAGATGCGCCAATAAACCCAGCATTAAAAAATCCATGAGTAAAGTTTACTGAAAAGTTTTTGTAAGAAGGAGAAGAAGGTCTCCAATGTCGGGTCAATAATAAGCCATCTATATCTTCTAGTAAAAAATTCCAATCAGAAACAAAGTAGATGTCTGGGTCTACGTAGATTACCTTGTCGTATTTTTTTAAAAGTTTTTTTATCAAAAAAGGTTTTGTAGCCCACCGAGTATTGTCATTGTAAAAATTATTGTTCAAATTAATTAATTCATATTCTTCTATGAAATTTTTATCTAGGACCTTTACATCATCAAGTTGACCAGATACGTTTTTTTGTCCTGTCGCCGGTGCGTTTAAAATATAGAAGTCCACATCTTCTTTATATTTCTTCATAGAAAACAATGTAGACATTGCTCTTGATAAGAAATTTGTAGATGCAATTGTGCAAACGCAATTTTTATTCATAGATCATAAACTCGTTTTTTGTGCCTTTAAGGGAATTGGCTAATTCTTCATAATTTAAAACATTTTGTCGAACTGTTTTTTTATTTATTTTTTTAAGGCTTGTTCGTAAACGCTCAGGTTCAACTTTTAAGAAATTTTGAACTAATAAAAAATGACTATTTGAATCTTGAATCAATTTTTCATAAGATATTTTGATCACATTAGAGCTATCGCTAGATATTATATCTAAAATTCTTCTTTCATTATTGTTTTCTTGAAGCAAAAAATTTTTAAATTCATCTAAATCTAAAACAATTTTTTTACTTTTTGGAATTTTTTCTTCCCCTCTGTAGTGCCAAGTTTTACTTGATCGAGCTTTTTTCAAAGAAATAAATTGTTTTATTTTATTGTTTCTATAGAGAAAAATTATTTTTGAGTGATTTGAAATATATTTCCAAGAAGGGTTGTTGATTGAAAATTGATCTCTGTGAATTTTAAAGCCATTGCGTTTTTTAAATATGCTTTCAATCACATCGCTACAATCATATTTCCTATTGAAATCAGAAGGATTCAATCCCATGTCAAGTAAATAGGCCATTCTGTACGCACCCCAGTACTTACAATTCCAACAAAAAAATTCATCTAAAAGAGAAATTTTAGAATGAGAATCTAAACTTTCTCTTAAAAATGTACTTCCGACTCTATTGCTGCCTAATATTACAAAATTATTCATATATAATATAAAAGTAACATTAAAAGGTAAAAATAATGAAATTTACAGAATGGCTAGCAGCAGAAGAAATGATAACTGAAGTTGACTGGAAAGATGATTTTGAAGATGTAAAAAAACAATGCGTAAATCCAAAAGATGCAGTAGAGTACTTAAATGCAGTAAGAAAAAATGCTAGTCGTCCATATGGGGACAGAGAAAAATTCCCAGCAAACAAACCTTTTGTTCATGCAAAATCTTCTTTCTTTAAGAAAGGAGAAGAAGAGGTAGATATAGATTATTTTATAGATCAAATAACAAAACCTCCAAAAACCGTTGTTAATACAAATGAAAAAATATTAAAAAGTGGTGGTCCAAATGAATTTGTTTACAAAACTGGAATTCCGGCATTTAGAGGAATAGCCTATGACAAAGACAAAGGTGAATTTGTTTACATAAACACCTGTCCCGGAGCAGGAGGTTGTGTTCTTGTGTGTTATGCAAGAAGAGGAAGATACATCCAGTATCCAAATTCATATGACAATATGACAAGGCGACTAAATCTTCTTTTGAACGATCCAGAAGAATATGAAAATAGATTATACAAAGAACTCAAATCAAAAGCAGAAGAACACAAGGCCCTTGAAGGATACAAACCAAAAATCATACTGCGATGGAATGACTCCGGCGATTTTTTTACAAAAAAATACGTAAAGATTGCAGAAGACGTAATTAAAAAGTTGAATAAAAACAAATACAATGTCGAAAGTTATGCCTACACAAAAACGCCTGATATAAAGCCTGACAAGTCGGTGCAAACAACCGTGTCACTTCAACCAAATAAATCAATTTCAAAAGAAGATCAAAAAGTTTCTTTGATTGTTCCCAAAGAATTATTCAAAGGCCTTGACTTTTTAAAAGTAAAAGATGAAGAAAAATTAAAGGATAATATCTCTGATCATTTTAAATTACCAAAATCTAAAATTTTAACTTATGAAGAAATGAAAAACACTCCAGAAGGAAAAGGTTTAAAATGGAATGTCATTGTAACTCCAAATGATGGAGATGATGCAGCGTTCAGAAAAGACGTGAAAAGAATTTTACTGACTCAGCACTAACATGTTGATTTACACGTATATTTAACTATAATAAGGTTATGAAAACCACACTAAAAATAGGTAATTGCTACAGTCAGTTGCTATCTGACAATCTGGGTTTGTTGAAAATTCTTCACGAGAATATGAGATTTCGTGAAAAGAACTATTTCCATAGTCGTCTTTATAAACAAAAACTATGGGATGGGTACACAGATTTTTTTAGTAAAAAAACAGGCAAGTTTTTAACTGGACTTCTTCCTGAAGTTTTGGCTGCTCTGGATCATATCGAAGAACCTTACGATACATTCGATCAAAGACAAGAGTTTGATTTTAATTTCAAAGAAATTGATGAAAATTTTTTAAGTCAATTCGCTACACCGGGATCGGAAGATGAAAACATGTCTCTTTACGACTATCAAGTTGATCTTACCAATTCACTTTTAAAATACAAAAGAGGAGTAATATGTGCTCCTACCGCTGCTGGTAAAACTAATATCATGATTTCAATTTTGAAAGCAATTCCAGAAAACTGCCCTACTTTGATACTTGCAAACAAAACTAGTTTGGTGCAACAAAATTACGAAGAGATGATGAAATGGGGATTTACAAATGTGGGAAGATTATATGGAAAATACAAAGATCCAGATGTTTTTACTTGTTCTACTGTTCAATCTTTGCACAAAATAGAGCCTTTGCTAGGAAAAATAAAAGTTTTAATTGTTGATGAGATCCATGAAAACATGAGCAAACAACCAAAAAAATTCATAAATAAAATGAAAAGTTGTTCTGTGCGTGCTGCTGTAAGCGCTACTCCATTTAAATTTGGAGGAAAAGATCATTGTCAAAAATGGTTAGTAAAAGGATATTTCGGCCCAGTTTTAAAGTCTAAAAGTATAGGTGGAGTTTTAACAACAAAGCATCTTCAAGAACGAGGAACTCTTTCAAAAGCAAAATGCATTTTTCATCCAGTTAGAGAGCCAGAACTTAAACATGAAATTTATTTAGATGCCGTAACAAGAGGAATTGCAGAAAATTGGGAATTTCACAAAACTGTTACCAAGATCGCTGGCAAGCTTAAAGGAAGAACCTTGATACTAGTTGACAGAATTGCTCATGGAGATGCATTAGCCTCAATGCTACCTGATGCTTTGTGGGTTCAAGGTAAAGATAACTTAGAAACAAGAAAAAATGTTATTGAAAAATTAAAAACATCTAAAGATAAAATAATTGGAATAAGCACTCAACAAATCTTTAATACTGGAATTAATGTCAAGATTCACAACTTGATTAATGCTGCTGGTGGTCAAGCTGATCATCAAATTATTCAAAGAGTAGGTAGAGGATTGAGAACTGCTGATGATAAGGATATCTTAAACTATTATGATTTTGTTTTTCATAATAATGAATATCTTAAGACTCATAGTCTAAAGAGAATAAAAATATTAAAGAAAGAAGGACACGAAGTAATAATAAAAGACTAATATGAATTTTAAAAATTATCTAATTGATATTGACGGGACAATTACAGATGATGTTCCAAACGAAGAACCTGAAAAAATGGAAACATGTTTGCCCTACGAAGGTAGTGTTGAAACTTTAAACAAATGGTATGACGAAGGCCATACGATTACTTTTTTCACATCAAGAACAGATGAACACAAAGAAGTTACAGAAAATTGGCTTAAAAAACATGGATATAAATATCATCATTTGCTTTTAAATAAACCAAGGGGTGGCAATTACGCAATCATTGATAACCATATGTTTAAATCATGCCATTTTACAGGAAATTGGCCTAAAGTAAAAAAAGAAATGGACTCATATGTCCATGATTATAGTCCATCTTCAAAAATATAATTTTTATCAACTCAGATTTAATAGCATATCAAAAGCTCAATTACATTATGGAATGAAAACCACAATGCAGTAAGACATAGGATTAAATCAGATAACTTCCCAGATTGGAACTTTATTGACACCTAAGACTTCTATGATATTTTCTTATTGGATTGTTAAATTCCTTTATGGGATGCATTATGTAAGATTTTTTGCACGACTCGAAATCATCAGTTCCTAAATCACCATCGTTAGATTTACTTACTTCATTGTTAACAGTATATGTAAATGATCCCCCAAATTTAATTTTGTATTTTTCATATTCTCCTGTTGGTTGTTGAGGAATTGAAAAATTTGCAAATTCTCCTATGCCTCCTCCCAAATGCCAAGCTAAAGTTGGAAAAAGATGTTCTGAAACATCCCAGCCTTTATATTTAGGATAATAACCTTTATTGAAAGCATTTGTATAATTTAAAATTATTTCAAAAAAGTTCAGCTCTTTTAATTTTTTCAAAAAATCTTTCTTAAAAAACAAACAACATCCTAACATGTAATAGGTATCAGTTATTTCTTTTCGCAAAAACTTTCCTATGAAAGGAAATGTATTGTCTTCAAAATTTCTATCCACTTTCTCTTTTTTTAAGTTATTTCCAACCAACCAAGAGTTTCTTTTTTTTAAATCTTGAGCAATATTATTTGCTGCAAATAAGCAATCCGGCTCTGTATAGCAGTACCAGTCTACATCTTCGCCCCATATTTCCCATGCTTTCATCAGTCCTAATATTACATTTTTATAAGGAGCTTTATTGGAATTATGACTAAAACCTTTTAGTTTATATGTGTAATTTATGCTTTTGAAATCATCTTTTGAGTAGCCGTCACTCACAAGAAGTATATCTTTAGACAAAAAAGATCTAACTGAGTCTAACGTGTCGAGCAAAAGGTCACTTTCTTCGTGACAGTTTAAAACCGTAGCTATTTTCATTTAATAAATTGTCTTTGAAAACATTATTTCTTTATTATCTCTTATAAAAGTAATTCCACAATTTTTAATTGAAGTATTTTCTTCAAAATCAAAATTAGAATATCTTTCAAAAAGAATTTCAACAGTGTTAGTAGCTAAAGCGTGTAAACATCTACACACAGATCCATGAGAAACTATTAAATATTTTCCTTTTGGATCTAAATTAGAATAAAAGCTCTTAACTCTTGGTACGAACTCTGCAAGACTTTCGTCTTTAAAACAAATCTCTTTTTTATCTTCGATCCACGAAAAGTCATAAATATCTTTTCTGTTTCTTATCGTCACACAAGGAGAAATTGAATTTTCTTTAGTGACAGAAAATTCTCTTAATTTATAATTAACTTCAAAGGGAACTTTTATAATATGAGATAAAACTCTAGAAGTTTGCAAACATCTTAATAAAGGAGAAGTGTATCCAATAAAATTTTCAAAAGGGGTTTTTTGAGAAAAAATATTTTTTAACCATCTTGCAGTAACTTCCATTTGAGTAAATCCATTATTACTCAAAGAGCTATCTAAATCTTCTGTGGTCCCGATGTTGTTAAAGCTTTCTGCGTGTCGAATTAAAACAAGTTGCATTAAACTTCTTTAGCTTTTGGAGCCAAAGTATCTCCTGTGATTTTTCGAATAAGATCAGCAATAAGTATACCTCTATCTATAGAATTTTCAATGGTTTCATATTTAGACCTGTCTCTTTCTTTAATATTTTTAATTACGCCTAAATCAAGCAAATCTTGCTTAAGTTTTCGACTAAATTCTTCTGTATTTCTTTGAAGAAGATATTTTTTTTCTCTATCTCCAAGATTTTCATAATTAGAAGAAATTGTTCCTAGTATTGCATCTTCTATCACTTCACTTTTTTGTTCAAACCAAACAGAAAATTTCATAAATATCCTTGTTTTTAATTAAATTCACATTTATATATACTGTATCATGAGAACATTTAAAGAATGGATAGAAAAAAGACAAGATATTTTTGGCTTTGAAAAAGAGCAAGAAGAAGACTCGTCGTTTGCCGTAAAAAATCAAGATCCAATTATGCAAGTTGATATTGAGCATATTATGGATGAATTGGCAAACACTAAAATCCATGGAAAAAGAGGCAAAATTCCTTATATTAATGAAATACACTGGGGTGACGAAATTGGCTCTTTAAAATTATTGCTAAGTCCCGCTGGTTCTGGCAAAGCAATAATATCTGGAAAGCAAACTGATCTTGAAAATAAAGATTGTTGGATTTGCAAATCAATAATTCCATATGTGAATCTAGAAGATGCTTCATTTAGAGATGATGAAAACCTCGCTGATATACTGTATAATAAAATAGATGAAATTGGACCTATAGAAATACCTAAAGCAGAATATTTAAATTTAGAAAAACTAACAATTAAGCTTTCTAGAAAATGTTGCAAGCCTGACGTTATACCTAAAATTTTTATATACACAGGAATAAGAGAAGTAGTTAAAGATAAAAATTATATAATAAAATTTGAATGCAAAGGACAAGGAGCAGAGGCTCCGGGAGAAGGTGGAGGAAATAGACTTGAAATGTTTGCCATAGAAACATCTTATAATGATAAAACTGGTTTGATTAGATGCATGGGTTATGGAGTAACCTCTCCCATGAAAGGCCATAAATGGGAACCACAGCCATCTGATTGGGATGAATATTTTTCTCCAAAGCAAAAATCAGATGAAATTTGTGAAGCAATTGCCAACGCTTTAAGTATTTTTTGAGGATTTAAAATGATGGGATCTGTTAGTTCTATAGTTCGCTGCAAAGATTTGGAAAACAAAAACTTTCAAGTTCAGGGTGCATTGTCTAATTTGGATTGTAAAAAAGAAAAGAAAAAAAATAAAACAAAAATAAAAACAATGAAATTTAGTGAATGGTATGAAATAAGAGAAGCAAAAGAAAAAAAGAAAGTTCCTAAAAAATACCTAAAAGGCTTAAAAGAAAAAGGCGAATACGGATCAAAAGAAGCAATGAAAAAAGAGATAAAAAAATTCTCAGGCTCTGACGATTACAAAAAAAATTGGGATGCTGATTATAAAAATGGGAAAAGGATAAAAACAAAAAAATCAGCAGCTACAAAAGCTTATGAGAAAAAGTATGAGTCTAATCTTTTTGAATCTAATGATAATATAGATGTTGCTTTGAAAAACAAATCTGAAAAAACTGGAATATCCAAATCAATACTTAGAAAAGTATACAACCGAGGAAAAGCCGCTTGGAATTCTGGACATCGACCGGGTGTTGCTCAAGATCAATGGGCTATGGGAAGAGTCAATAGTTTTATAACAGGAAGTGGAGGCGCTCGAAAGGCAGACAAAGATCTTTGGGATAAAGCTAAAAAATCTAGGAAAAAGAAATAATATATAAATTGAAGAATTAGCATCTTACCAACGAGATAATAAAACCTCTCCATTTTCTCTCTTTGATATTTCAGAACTCATATGGTCACTTTTTGCCAGTATTATACCTTCAATAGTTTCTGGCTCTTGTGGAGAATTCCACTCTTTTCTATCTTGATGAGTTAAGATGCAATGACTTACTTTGTTGATAAAATCTCTATCTAGATTTTCATTATGAGCATATCTGTTAAATATGCTATTACTTCTTACAATATGACTTTGATATCTTTCTCCATCTCTATCATACTCAATTGAATTTTCATTATTTATAGAGTAAAGCTCTATTTTTCCAATGTCATGAAGCCAAGCGCTTAGGTACAAAACATCTGTATCAATAGTATTTGAATAAAAATCAATGTTATGCTGGCAATTTGCAATAGCCATACAATGAGAAAATACTTCTGCCGTATGAACTAACAAGCCACCTTTAAAAGCATGGTGATTTTTCTTAGCCGCAGGACAGTTTACAAAAACTTTATTCTCTGATATTACTGATACGAGAAATTTTCCATAATCTTTATTGATCCAGTATGAATCGTCGATCAATAATTTTTTAGCTTTTTCAACTTGTTCTTTTCTATCCTTAAATATCAGCTTTGAAATTTCTTCAGGGACATCTTCTTTTTGAACTACTTCGCAGTTCGCATGAAAAGGTTTGTTTTTTATGCTTGAATCTAAAGATATGCTGCTATAAGTCTTGTGTTCTTCTAATGCTTCTTCGTAATTAAAAAGAACTATTTTTACAAAATTATTGGATTTAGGTTTGAGATCATTTTCATTCACATTCCAATATTTCATATTCACTCGTCCTGCGCATGTATTCAAACTCAGAACATATTGTTGAAATCCGCGTCTTTCTTCTATGCCAGAAGATTCAACGTAACCATAAAACTCTTGATCTAATTTTTTCATTTTTTAATTCCTTGAAAAGGATTATAACAATTTTCAAAAATTGTTCAATTTCAATTATATAAAAAATACAAATTTAAACATTGAGCTAACTAGATTAAGTTAAATATAATGTGTTTGTTTAATTAATATAAATTTAATGAAATCAAAAGATGTATTAGAATACAGGCATAGATGCGCTGATATTTATAAAATAACTCAAGGATGTGTAGAATGCGGATACAATGAACATCCGTCTAATTTGTGTTTTGACCATTTGCCACAACATGAAAAGGCTGAAGTATGTAAAAATGGTTACTCAAAAAGATCCACTGCTGGCGGGATGTATAAACTTTATCGTAAAAAATATAGCATTGATATTTTAATTGAAGAGATGAAAAAGTGTCAGGTTATTTGTCATCATTGCCATATGAAAAATCATCATAAAAAAAATACAAGAACAATTGACAATGTAGATGAAAGAATAAATTCTATCGAAGAATTAGAAAGCTTATTAAGAGAATTTGAAGAACAATGAATCTAAAAGAATTTTATGAAAATAATAAAACTGATCCAGAGTTTGATCATGAATTCTATTCAAGAGGCGTAATTAAATTCACAAAAAAATTAAGTGAAAATTTACATAAATTTGCCCAGCCCTACTGTAGGGATAACGATGTGACCGAGCGAGAGAGACTTTATTATCATTATGAGCTTCACGGGAAAAAACTAGGTCTTTTCAAAAGCCTAGAAGAAATGAAGAAAACTTTTTCAATGCAAGAAGACAAGGAAGATATAGATCCAGCGAGTAAAATTTCTGTTGTGTGTGCGTGTATGAATAGGGAAAAAATGCTCAAAGTATCGCTACAGTCATGGTTGAATTTTGATGAAGTGGATGAAGTTGTAATTATAGATTATTCTTCTATGAATAATTTAAAGTATCTTGAAAAAATAAACAATAAAATAAAAGTTATAAGAATAGAGGGTCAAAAATACTACAATGTTGCAAAAGCAAATAACTTAGCAGTCTTAAATGCAAAAAATGAAAGGGTAATGAAAATGGATGTGGATTATGTTTTAAATCCATATTTTAATATATTTAAAATATTAAATAAAGCAATAAGAAGAAATAATTTCATTATCGGAAACTGCAAGCTTGAGCAAGCGGACAATAATCTTGGATTTTTAAGATATCTTCATGGATTTTTATACATCTATAAAGAAACTTTTGAAAAATTTGGAAAATACAATGAGAATTTTGAAGGTTATGGGTGGGAAGACTCAGATGTTCATGTCAAGTTAGAAAAAAATGGTTTAAAAAAAGAATTTATACCTTTTGATCAAATGTATATCTATCATAATCCGCATAGTGATAATGTGAGATCAGAAAATTACGAAAATAAAAACATAGAAGAAACTTTTCTCTCAAATCAAAATTACAAAAATGAAGATAAGAAGTACAAATGGATTTGCTAATCAATTCAGACATTCTTTATTTTTTAACTACGCATTAAAAAATAAAATATTAAAAAACGCGATTCAGTATTGGACTATAACAAATCACAATAACGTTTCTTTCTGTAAGTTTTTTAAAAAACCATGTTGTTTAAATATCATAGAAAATAATATGATGTGTCATGAAATCGAAAAATTAGATTACGAAAATGAAACTTTTTCTTTCTTAGTAAAAAAATACACAAATGAAAAATCATTCGAAATTTGCAAAAAATCTTTTAAGGATTTTGAATTGAAATGTGAATATGAATTTAAAATTCAAGAATTCATAAGAAAAAATAACATTGAGAATTCAATAGGTCTTCACTTGAGGACGACTTGCAAAACAGCTCTTTTAAGAGAAAATAAAAACGCTAGGTTTCAACCAAAAGATATACAAGATACAATAAAAAAAATAAAAGAAACAGATAAAAAAGTTTATTTAGCAACAGATAACAAAGAAACTCAAGATAAGATGGTTGATTTACTTGGAAATAAAATAATTTTTTACAAGAAAATAGAGTCAGGAGAAGAAAACTTCAAAGGGAAATATGATAAATCAAAAGTAAAAAGAAACACGACTGATTTTCACACTATCTTTGATTTTTATGTTTTACAAAGTTGCAGTTCTTTTATTGGGTCTAACGAAAGTACCCTTTCCATTATGATAAAATATATAAGAGATAACGCTACAGACGATCCTATATTGGGAAGTCTATAGACACTCAGTGTCACTTTTCATTATCTAGAGTATTCTCGACATCTTGGAGTTGTTCTTCGATGTATTTCTTTATTTGCAATTCAAATTCTTCTTCAGAAGATCTAGCTCTATCTTCATCGCCTTCTTCAGATGCATATCTAAAAGCAGGATAATTGCTTCCTATGTCAATTCCAAGATGATATCCTTCTTTGTATGATTCTGTAGCAACCCATTTATTTTGATCTAAACCTTGTTCGTATCCTTCATGCCAAATTGATCCATAACTTGAAGTCATTTCATCTTGAGTTGGATTTATTGTTTTTAACATGCCTTCTAAAACTCCTTGGTTTTTCGCAAGAGCAACATCATTGTTTTCTAGAGACTTGAACTGAGTTAAGAACAGTTCGTTTAGTTGGTCGGAATTCAATTCATTTCTTTTTTCTGACACTTCAAGCAAGTTTTTATAATAATTAACTTGCTTTGCTTGATATAAAGAAAAATTCACACATGTGAAAATTGTTGCTAAAATAAAAGAAAAATTAAAAAGTCTTCTTGAAGTAAATTTCATTTTGTAACTTCCTTGAAAGAAAATACGAACGGTTTGTCTATGTCAAAGTGATGGAAGTATTTTAGAACAAAAAACAAATATGGTGCAATGGTTTTGTTGAAAGAAATAAAGAAAATGCTACTTTTTTCTGAAAATAGAATTTTTCATCTTTTGCCAAAAACTAATTTTAACAACTTTCTCCGCATTTTTAAATTTTTTTTCAAGATAAATTTGATCCATTTCTTTTTCAATTTCTTGAATTGTTTGTTTATTTTTGTCTAAAAGAGTTTTTTGACATTTTAAATATTGACTATCAGTTAATCCAGAATCTCGCATTCATTCCTCCTTTTCTAATTTAACAAAAACATTTTCAGGAGGTTCTGAAAAATATAATTTTAAATAAGAACAAGCAAAAATCTTTTGTTTTGTATTAAAATCGAGATATTCTGGCTCTATCTTGTAGATCCATCCATCATGAAATTTTTCTTCAAAAACTAAACGAGCATCACAATTTAAAAAAAGTTCATTGGAAAACAAAAGGTTAAAACCATCTTCAGGACGGTCTATTTTTTTCAAAGAGGTTACGCTTTTTATTATTTTATCAGCGCCCCATATGATAGGAGAAAGAGTTTTTCTAGTAATTGGAGCCGGAGCTAATCCAAAAGTTCCTTTTGTACAATGAAAAGCCCATGTGTTCTTTTGGTCACGAAATATTCGAATGCTTTTTATAGAAGATTCTTTTTCAGGTTCAGGTGAATCTTCATTTTTAAAAATTCTATGATCTTTAATATTCATGTTTAAATTTCTCTTTAAAATATTTTTCCACTTCAGGAGTAATTGAAGGACGATACAAATCTAAATCTAGATTCTCAATTGCTGAATTTTTTTGCATAAAAGGAGACAGAATAACATAGTAATTCGAAATCTTACCATCATAAATCCACCCATTAATTTTTTCTAATGGAGCTTGGTTTATATCTAAAAACTTATGTTTTTCTAAAAAACTATAGGTAGAATTTAATTCATTTTTAATTTTATTAAAACTTGCCCTAATGTCCATTTGCTCAAAAGTGTTAACTTCTTTTAGTCTTTGATTATAAATCCAATGCCATCTTTTCCATCTTTTCCATGCTTTTTCGCCAACAAGTATTTGAGGTTCGATTAAAGGATGGATGTTATTCTCTTCGAGATGTTTTAAAGTTTGCAATTGGGCTAAAACATAAAAATAATATTCTTTATCATCCGAAAGTAAACCTTTTGTTTCTCTAATTAATTTATATCCGTATTTAAATAAAGTTGTCTTTCTTGGATCTTTATTTAAATTTAACCTAGGAAATCTTTCATTTGGAAATACTTCAGCACAGAGTTTTTGCCAAATAAGACAAATCTTGTAAGCCTTAATTTCCATGTTGTCCATATCATATTTTAAAATAATTTCTAAATTGTTCATTTAACTTTGTTTTTTCTAAAAAGGTTGTTATGATCCTTCCAACCAATTTTAACTTTTAACTTACCCGTACTATTTTACGATAACTTTCAAAAACATACAATGAGTAAATGAAAAATTAATCTTCACAGTTCTATGTAGAACACAATGGGGTTAAAAGCTCTCCCAGTATTTCTAAGCCGATAATTTTATGTTATCAGGTTGTGTCAAAAGCAACTGTTACTCGGGGCTGAATCATTTAACAGAAAGATCTTTTTTCCGATAGGTTTTTTCCATGTAACCAGATAGTAGTTGATCTATCATAAGGGTTTTGGGTCATGGTCTAAAAAGGACAACGTTCTTTAACTGACATAAAAAAAGATTACAAGTAAGTTAAATTGAAGAAATTGAAAAAGAGAAGATTAAAGAAAATCACTTAGGATATATTTTATATTTTAGTGGGGTTAGTTGAGTTGTGAAATTAGCTGTTCTCTATAGCTAATAAATAACTATGTAATACTAATTCTCTCCCTAAAATATATTAGGTCCTCGGGGAAAAGGCCCTTCTATGCAATTACATAAAATATATTAGAAAATGAACAAAAAACATAGACGACATATAAAGAGGTTGGCATCTAAGTATGATATTACTTTGTTTGAAGCAATTAAATTATTTTATGGAGAAAAAGAATCTATAAATAAAAATGTTGTTTATTCGATTTATAAAAAAAGGAATAAAGGCAAGGTTGGAAAATTCAAAAGCACTAAAAAGAAAAAACGAACAAAAGTGAAAAAACAAGTGTTATCAAAGCTCTCTCAATCTGATATTATAAATTCATGTTAAACATTGCCGAAATATTAGATTCTGTTGGTCCAGACGTGTTTTTTCATTTTGATGAAGCTCACATTGACTGGACATCAGAGAAAAAAGCCAGTTTGATCATACAGTCTAACGGTAAAAAGTCATGTATTGAGTTAGTTGATCCCAAAGTTATAGAGGAGATGGCAGCTAGTATCCCTTATTATTTTAAAGATTGTAATTTATATTCTTGGAATCTGAAAAATTTAATATCTTTTTTCAAAAAGAAAACATCTTTAAATTTGAAATTTGAAAATGACATTTACGATCTCTATATTTTGTGTTCTTATTTTTCTTTAGGTTTAAAAAAGCCAAAGAGGACTCAAGATGCAGCGTTAATTGTAAATCATTTAAAACAAACTGATATCTGGGATAAGTTTTTAATATTTTATAAAAAAATATATACGCCTTTAATTCAAAGAGTCATTCCCGACATAGAAACAGACCCTTTAGTGAATTTAAAAACCAAGAGTTTTTCAAATTGTTATTATGAGCTTGAAGGCCAAGCGAATGGGAGGATGAAAACTTTAAAGTTATCGAATAATAGCTATATGCCCCATAGCATGTCTGATGATGATAAAAATAACATAGCGCTCCCAGACCCAGACGATGTCTTTTTGGTATTTGACTACAAACATATGGAGGTAAGTGTTCTTGAATGGCTTTCTAAAGATAAGGGTTTGTCTGAGATACTTTCTGAGGATCGAGATCTTTATAGCGCTGTTTGGGAGTATTTAACAAAAACTGATGCGGATGAGTCTCAAAGAAGTCTCTGCAAGAAGATATTACTTCCAGTTGTTTTTGGCCTAGGGCCAAAAAGCTTGTCAAAAAAACTTGGGTTGAGCGAAAAAAACGCCTCTAAGTTGATATATAAATTGGTCGATACATTCCCCGTTGCTTTTTCTTGGGTTGAGTCTCAACGAGTCGATAGCAACAACTTTGCCACAGATTTTTTTGGTAGACGTAGAAAATTCTCAGAAAATGAATTCTATAAAATTAGAAATTTTTGTGTGCAATCCCCTTCTAATATGATTTGTTTAAAAAAACTTGTAGATCTACACGATTCGCTAATTGATGCGAAATTACGATTTCATGTTCACGATGGCTATGTTATTTCGTGCAATAAAAGAGAAATTAAAAATGTTTATAAAAACGCTAAATTAGTTTTAGAAAAAGATGATGAAATGTTTCTAAATTTAAAGTTAAAAGTTTCTTGCAAATATGGTAAAAAGTTAAACAATCTATTTAATATAAACGAGGTCATTTAAATGAAAGAAATTGTTCAGAAGTTTCCAGTCACAGGAAAGGAGTACGCAAATTTAGAAGAAAAATTTGGCGAATTGTGTGAATATCAAGCGTGGCAATTGCTTAAGAAAAACTCAAAAAACAATCACACTGATGGTCAAGAAGACATAGCTCAAGACATGCGGATAGCTTTGTTGAGATCCGCCTCTTATTACAAAAGGCAGTGCTACATAGAATCTTGCTTGAAAATTTGCGAAGAATACGCAAAAGATGACTTTATGAAGTCTATGCTGGATCAACTTAAAGATTTGTGGATAAACAAAACAAGACACGGAGCTAACCGGCAGAAGTTTGGAGAATATCAAGAGAACATTCTTGATAAAATGGTTAAATGTTTGGTGCCTATTAAAAAAAGACCAAGCAAGAAAGAGCCTCTTTTGATGGACACTAAGTTTATAACCTATTGCAAAGCAATAACTTGGAATGCTCAAAAAGCTTTGGGAAAGAAGATAACAAGAGAAAAGACAATAAGAACAGGAATGGTTTCTTTATCTGAATATGATTATTTAGGTGGAAGTTAAAATAATTATTTAGGGTAGATAATAATGTTGATTGGATACTCTAGAAGAATTTAGCTCCAGTGTTCGACTCCTGTTTCGTCATAGTAGTGAAGAACCCAACCAGATGTAGAAAGATATTTTCTGTCGATTTTGATTAATCCTGCATGAACTTTTCGGTGACAAGATGAGCAACATGTGACCGTGTTTGTGTCTGTGTATTGTCCGCCATCTTTGCCTTCAATTATTCTGTGTACATCAAGAACGCAATACTCAGATGTTTTGCAAAACTTGCAAATTTTATCACTTAATTTTTTGTGCTTTTTATTTATAAGTTTTCTTTTTCGGCTCATTGTAATTTAACTTAGTTAAATTGACATTTCTTTTGTTTTGATTACAATTTTTTACACAAGCGACCCACAAGAAAGAGAAAATATGAGAATAGAAAATCAAATAAAATTAGATTTTTCTGATGTTTTAATATCTCCAAAAAGATCTGAAGCTCCGAGTAGAAAAAATGTCGACTTGCGTAGAAAATTTAATTTTTTAAATTCAGATGTTTCTTGGCAAGGCGTTCCTGTTTTGGCTGCAAATATGAGCACTACTGGAACTTTTGCAATGGCGAGGGCTTTTGGCAAACACGACATGATGGTTTGTTTGCACAAGTATTATTCAATTGATAATTTAATATCTTTTTATAAAGAATATGAGAACACCGACAAGGAAGCTCCTGTTTTTTATACGCTAGGAATTAAAAATGATGATTTTGAAAAATTAAATGAATTTTCAAAAAAATATAAAAAGCCAAAATATATTTGCTTGGACGTAGCTAACGGATACACCAAGTATTTCGTAGAAAAGTGCAAAACTTTAAGAGGTCTTTATCCATCATCTGTTTTTATGGCGGGAAACATATGTACTCCAGAAATGGTTCAAGAGCTTCTTTTATCTGGAGGTGTTGATATTGTAAAAGTAGGCATTGGGGGTGGTTCTGCTTGCACAACTAGAATTGTAACAGGAATAGGAGTTCCTCAATTCTCTGCTGTTTGCGAATGCGCAGACGCAGCACATGGGCTGAAAGGCCATATGGTTTCAGATGGCGGGTGCGTTCATTCTGGAGATGTCGCTAAAGCATTCGGAGCAGCATCGGATTTTGTAATGTTAGGAGGAATGCTTTCTGGTCATGATGAGTGCGAAGGAGATTGGGAGTTTGAGTGGAAATGCACAACTTTGGGGCAAGACGAAAGAGCGAATCGAGAGTGGTGGCAACCATGTGACCCCGGATATCCTACTGAAAAAAGAAAAGTTTCTTTGGGATTTTATGGCATGAGCAGCAAAGAAGCTATGGATAAATTTAATGGAGGTCAAGATAATTATAGAGCTTCCGAGGGTAGATCGGTAAGCATCCCTTATAAAGGATTTGTTGAACAAACTATAATAGACTTATTGGGTGGTATTAGAAGTTCCTGTACATATGTCGGCACAGAGAGCTTGAAAGACTTTAGCAAATGCTGTACATTTATTAGGGTGAATAATACACACAATAAAATTTTTGAGAAAAATTAAATGTCTGATTTTAATTTCGATGATTTAACTGATGAAGAAATATATAAATTAAGGAAAAATACAAATCCTGACGAGACCGAAGCAGAAAAATATAATTGGACAGAAGAATTTCAAAAAAATATAATTTCTCTTTTGCTTTGCGACCGTTGGTTTGCTGTTCAGTGTCGCGACTTGGTTAATCCAAATTATTTTGTTGACGAAGTGCATCAACTTCTTGTTCGAGTTCTTTTCAATTACTTAGACACTTACAAAAGTCTTCCTGAAAAATCTTTTGTGATGCAAGAGGTTGATAGTGCAACCAAGAAAAAAGAGCCAAAAATAAAACAGCACTACATAGCAGAAACTAATTTGGTTTATGAAAAATATGTTCCAAATTTAGAGTCTAGGCCCGCTTTGCTAGATAAGATATTAAATTTTGCAAAGCTGATGGCTCTCAAGTCTGCTTTCGACACTTCTTTGAACTTGATGAAAAAAGATCCTGAAGAAGAAGCAACTTGGATGAAAATACAAAACACTTTGAAAGAGGCCTTGTTGGTCGATAGAAACTTTAATGAAGGGTTGAACTATTTCGAAACGTTTGAAGAGCGTTACGAGAGAATGGAAAGTCAAGAAGAGTCGAAGGAAATATTCACTACTGGATTCGATGGGCTTGACGATGCGTTATTGGGCGGTGGTACTCATCGAGGAGAGATATATGCTTGGGTTGGTCTTTCCGGAACTGGCAAGAGTTTGGCTTTAGTTGCTGCTGCTAAAAGAAATGTTACAAAATACAACAAAAAAGTTTTGTATGTTTCTTTAGAAATGGATGAAGATAAAATTGCCGAAAGATTCGACGCGCAGTTTGCCGGGGTTAATATAAATCTTCTTTATGAAAATAAAGACAAGATACAGCAAAAGTTTGATCAGATAAAAGAAGAAAACGAAGATCCTAAGATGTTAGTGGTCAAACAGTTTCCTGCTGGATCTATGTCTGTAAATACTTTGAAAGCATATATGCAGCAATTGCAGATGACAGGTTTCAAACCAGATTTGGTAATTGTTGATTACATTGGAGAAATGAAAGATTATCCCGGAATGGCAACTTGGGAATCTAGATACAGAATTGTTAGAGATCTTAGAGGACTAGCGACAGAAGAAAATGTTTGCATGTTCACGGCCCTTCAGCCAAATAAAAGTGCTAGAGAAGCTCAGAAAATGGATGGGCCGGGAGAAGGTGTTATTGATGATGATAATTTGGCTGACTCCTATGGTCAAATTAGGCCTTTGGATGGATGTTGGTCAATCAATCAAATGCAAGTGGAGAAAGATGCTGGAATTGCTAGAATATTTGTAATTAAACATCGTCATGGAAAAAGTAGATTTACTATATGGGTAGGCTATGATAGAGACACGCTTGCAATGGATCAAATTTCTCATTCTTCATATGAGAAAAAATTACACGAGAAGCACATGAAGGCTTCTGAAAAAGTTCAAGAAGATGTTGCGAGTCAGGCCGCTGAAATAAATAAAGTTTTAGGCAAAGGAAAAAAGAACTTCTTTGCAGATGATATGGGACATTCTACTGAAGACCCCGACGCACCAGATGATTTATAAGGAAAATTTGTATGAGCGATTTTTTTGAAGCACCACAAGCTACGACTAAAATAAAATTAGGCGGACAAGACATTGTGATAGACAATAAAAGAATGTCTTTTAACGAGTCTAATCTTTCTGTATTTATGGAAAATTTAGCTTTGTGGTATGATTATTTTTGTCAAAAATTGGCAGAAGCGGAAGCTCTTTTGTCATTTAAAGAGCATGAGTATGAGATAGCCTACGCTACTGAATACGAGAAGCATAAAACTGATGGGTGTACTGATAAACTTTCTGAGGCTAATGCTAAAAAAAGCGAAGAAGTCTCAGAGCATAAAAAAGAAATAATATCAGCAAAACATAAAGTAACTTTGTTGAAGCAACATTTAAGAAGCTGGGATAAAGCGCATGACAATGCGCAAAGTCGAGGACATACCATTAGAAAAGAAATGGATAAATTAAACTCTGACATCATGATAAAGAAAGATATTTATAATGAAGTGGATGAGGTTGTGAGGAAAAATGGCTAAAAAAAGTTTGGTATTTGTTCTGAATAAAGACAACTCAGACGAGTATTTGAATTGGGTTGATTTAAAAAGTTCAAAATATGATATTGTTTACGTGGAAGAAGTTCTGAAAAACAAATGGAAAACTATTCACGATTTGCTTTCTAGATCTAAATATAAATTATTTTATTATGACTTTCCTTGTTTTATAAATTCCGATGTTGCATCTTCAGATGAAGATTTGTGTAAGTTTATAGAGGTATTCAAAACGAATAAACTCAATATTGCTTCTCCTGCCATACAAGGCCCTGAAGTTTTTTTTGAATCTAAAAATTCATTTTTAAGAAATGTTAATTATGTGCCGAGTGTGTTTTTTGCATTTTCTAAGCACGCAATTTCTCTCTTTAAAAAGAATAATATTTTGAACTTTAATGATTCTGGATCAGGAATTGATTGGACGCTGCCAGCGATCATTAAAAATGATAAAGTTTGCATAATAGACTCAATAAAAATTAATTATAAATTTGAACAACAAGAAAAGAATATAAAAGATTTTGTTGAAATTTATACTGAATTTAATTTGGAGAGTTTTTACTTTACAGAGTATTCAAGAGTTGATTGTGAAGAAGAGATGGATATAGAAAGTTTTTCTAATAATTTTAAAAAATTGAGAAACTGCAATTTTAGAAGGCCAACAAGAAGATCGAATGATTGTGCCCCAGAAAGAAGCTTTATTAGCCAAAGACTTCTGAACGCCACAGGCGCTCAGAATTTGAATCAGGCCAACGCAGCCTCCTCGACAAATGCGCTAGTCAGTGCCACAGAGGAAGAAGGAAATGAGGAGATCTGAAATGGCGAAGCCAAAAGTGTTAGTTTCCGAAGCCCAGAAGAGTTGTCGCGAAAACTTTTCGAAAGAAGAAGACGTAGCCACTCTTCTCAAAAAAGTTGATGAACTTGAGAGCGTAATTTCTATTTTTTCTGAAATTCATGAAAAAAGAGATCACGCTGTAGTTCTTAGCAAATTAACATGTTTTGTTATTGTTGCTTTATCTTTTTTTAATCTTTTTCTTAATTATATGTTGTTTAAATTTTTTGTTTTGAGTTTGCCATGATAATTCCAGAAAATTTTACAAACTACGAACTAAGCGACAAAGAGCTTGAAGAACATATTTTGTTTTGTTTGATGGTATTTAACAAAAACGCTAATCAAACTGCTGTTAAGTTAGAAAAGTTTCTTAGTTGGTGTCATGAAATTGATATTGATCATTTTAAAACAATGAGTCATTTCCAAGTTGTCAGAAACAAACTAAAAAAACACTCTGCTGTTGAAATGGTGACAAGGTTTCGATTTGGCAACACAACGGTCAAAGCCGCTGGTTTGGAGCAACTGGTCAATTCTGGATTTGATCTTAAAACATGCTCGGCTGAGGAACTTGAAACCATATCAGGTTTCGGGATGAAGACCTCTCGCTATTTCGTTCTTCACACAAGAAAAAATGCTCGCGTAGCATGTTTAGACACTCATGTTTTAAAATGGATGAAAAGGTTTCCTTATATATTTGGAGAAATTAAAAAAGGACAGCCAAGTAGAAAGAGGTACTTGGAGTTAGAAAAAGAGTTTTTAGAGGTTTGTGATACTTCAAATGTTAACCCAGCAGAATTGGACTTGAGTATTTGGAATTCACAACGAAAAAAAACAGAAGCGATCTTGAATCTTTAATCTAGATTTAAGTTAAAGATTACATATAATACTTGCATGAGATATTTAGAAATAGCAAGTAGAATTAAAGAAAATAACCCAAAGGCAATCTTGATAGATGGGTTCGATGAGGCTTTAATTGGGGATACTCAAAATAAAAGCCCAGTTGTGGGTGTTTATGATTTAGAACGGTGCATTGCTTTGCTTGTTGAAAGTGGAATGACCACTCTAGAATCAACAGATTATTTGGAATCAAAACTGCAAGAATGCAAAAGTGATAATGATCCCATTTTTATTTCACTATGATACTTGATAATGACATACTGGCCATATGTAATATTTATTCTAGTTCAAATAAATATAAATGTTTGTTGCCTCATTTTATAAATCATTATAAAAAAATAAAAGTTGATAAAATAGTTTTCATATGCGAAGATGATGTTCAAAATTTTATAAAAAACGAATTTGATTGCGAAGGCATTATTTTAGAAAAACCAAAAGTTTTTTCTACAACTTCAAATTTAATAGAAGATTTAAAAGGGAAGTCTTTATTTCCTCCGGGCATAAAAAAAGTTTCACTTGGAACCTTAGACTCTTGCAGAATTAATGCTTTTAAAAATAATCACAACTGTTGGTATGTGCCTTTAGATTTGGATGAGTTTCATGATGTTGAAGATATTCATGAAGTAAAAAATGAGTGTTTGTCTGGTGGAAAACAGTATGTTTATTCTGAGCTTTATGACAGAACAACTGCTGACATGTCGGTGCCAGAAACATTAAGTTCAAAATGCATATATTCGCAGTTTCCTAATCACGTAGACATAACTGGCTCTATTATGAAAGCCAACAAGAAAAAAATTGCTCTTTGCCATCCTAGCTTAGATGTTTCTGGTGGACATCACGGAGTAACAATTGAGCCTTTTACTATTGAAAAAGGAATACTTTGTAAAGAAAGTGATCTTCAGGAGATGGAATTTAAAACCTATCACTTCAAGTGGTTTGGAGACTTTTATCAGGTGGACGAGAAAAAAAGAGAGGATAGAAAAACTCAAGGTCTTTGGTGGTTTGATGAATTTGATAGGCTTTCTGAAAATAATCCGTTTTCTAGTCAAGGCAATTGAGTTTTAAATGTCATAATGGATTTATATACTAGTTATTTTATTGCCAATTCATTTGATCGTCAATTAGAAATTGACGCTTCGATTATTTCTAATTTGAAAAACGATAAATTTGATAACGTTTTTATTTTTGTAGAGAAAAAAAATGATTTAAAAAGAAGGTATGAAGTAAAAAGTGATAAGTTGAAAGAGCTAGTTATAGGATGCGTTCCAACTTATAGAAGTTGGATCACTCACCTGATTGAAAATAAAAGTGATTGTGCTATTTTTTGTAATTCTGATATAAGCTTTGACGAAACTATTGATTTGGCAAAAAAATACATTTTTAAAGAAAATAGTGTAATTTGTCTTTCTAATTATGATAAAAAAAGACCATGGTGGTCGCAGGATGCTTGGGGATTAAGTTTTGAAAATGCTACTAAAATAGACTTTCTAGATGATTTGAAATTACAGATTGGACAAGTAAGATGTGATAATAAATTTGCATATAAATTTGCTTTTAACCAATGGGATATTTATAATCCTTGCAAGGAAATAAAAGCTTATCACAATCACCAATCTGGAATAAGAAATTATTCGAAGACAGACCCTGTTAATTTAGAGAATGTCGCTTTGGTTTTTCCTTGTAAGAATGAAATGCCATCCAGAATTCATTATGCATTTGTTCCTTTGGGTATGAAAAATATAATAGGAATAGAACTCTGTCCTTATATGGTTAAAGGCCTTGGCCAAGAACAGGCTAATGATTTTGAAAATAAAATGTCTTTTTATAATGAAAATTAAAATGAAAATAGAAGAGTTAAAAAAAGAATTAGATTTTGTTGTTTCTAAAAGCATTATAAACACAGACATGCTTATAGGTCGATTAAAGTTTATGGATTTAAAATCTAAAAAAAGCAGTCAATACGTGGATTCTAAATATCTTCCTCCATATTATCATTTATCTAAGTTTATAAACCCCTCCAGAGTTGTGCAAATAGGGTTTGATTTAGCATTTTCTTTATGTTGTTTTTTAAAATCAAATAATTCAGTGAAAGAGGTTTTGGCTTTTCAGCCTAAAGATGATGATTCTTATTATTCAGAAAGATTAGCTATTTCTAATTTGCGGGAAATTAAAAAAGAAATTGAAATTAATTTTCACAAAGGAAGTGTTTTTGATGTTGACTTTCAAAAACTTTTGTCTCAAAAAAAATGGGATTGTTTTTTTATAAATGAAAAATATGGGAAGTTTGATTCAATCAAAGAGGATTTAGATCTTAGTTGGGATCATTTGAATGATGATGGTTTTATTGTTTTAGACGGGATAATGCATAAAAAAGTGAATAAGTTATTTAAAGATTTCTGTAAAATAAGAAATACTTCTGGAATTGAAATAAAAACTAGATATGGATTGGGAATAATTAGAAAGTAAATACTAAAATATAACATGGGATTTGAAGTAACATATCATTATAAAGAAGCTTTAGAAACAGTAGGAGAGTATGATGAAGTCGTACTTACCAAGACTGCTAAAATAGGAAAATATAAAGAAGACGTTCCTTTAGAGGTTCTAGCGGGGAAAATAATTGCACAGTTGGCAAGAAGAAACATTTTGATTGTAGATATAGATATTGTTGAGTTTGCTCCCAAGAAGATCAGCTACAAAGAAACATCAACTGGGATTTTAATTAGAAATAAAAAGTTTAGTTTTGATTCTGGGGCTGTAATTTCTGAATCTGGAGATTCTGATTACGACGATGAAGATTTATCTGCTATTTTAGAAAATGAAAAACTTTTAGAAAAAATAAAAAGTGCAATAGGCCCACAAGAGCCAGTTCAAAAATTAAACTTGGCTCCAAGAAACTCCAAGTCTTCTTCCTCAAAGTCTTCCCCACCGCCATCTTCTAGTGGCAAAAGATCTTTGAGAATGGAGATTTATGATCCTGAAATCACAAATGATGAGAAGAACAAGCAAAAAGGCTTAAAGTTTTCAATGGGTAAGAAATATCCAATTTACGAAGAAAAGTCACTGGGAGTTGGTGGAATAATGAATTATGTAACAAAAGATGATTCTGGAAAAGAGGTCGAAGTAGGCTCAGACTCTTTTGTTGTTCCAACTAAAGGTCTTGCATTTAATGATGACGGTCCAAGATATTTTGGCGAAGCTGATTCTGAGCCAAATATTTGGGGAAATATACAAACACAAGACAACATACCTGATGTAAGAGGATAAAATGGCAAATAATAAAAAAAAAGAAAAAAAGAAATTAGCTAGAGTTAAAATTGCCAAAGCAAGAGTTTTGTCGAGAAGAAAGAAAATTAAAGAAGCTAATTCTTTAGAAAAAAAACAAGCTAAGTACGCTCATAAATTTAGAGAAAAGTTACAACCAGTTATAAACGACCCGGAAAAGAAAAAAGCAATGGAAGAAAGTAAAGAAAAAGCTCTTAGAGAAAAATTAGAGCAAAATGCAGAAATGCTTAAATATTTAGAAGAGCAGTACGAAACTGAAATGAAAAATAAAGCTGATGTAAATAAAGAACTTGAATCGCAAGGCCACATCACTTTTCAGGAAAAATTAGCCGCTTTAGAAAAACAAGTTATTGACAAAATGGAATCTGATGCCAAAGAATCTGGGAACATAGAGGACATAGTGGATGCTGCTAAAAAGGTCCAATTATTGAACGATTCAGAAGCCGTTGATTCTGTTGAGTCAATCACCTTGGAAGAGCCAGAAGAGGGCTGAGAATATAATTAAAATACTTTAAAAAAGGCATTTTAATTGATCCAAATTTTAGTTTTTTTGTTTAAACTGTTGATCCAGAAGACTATATACATTATAACTTTCTTAGAACGTAAATGATACGTTCGCAACTTTAATAAACGGAGAAATAACTATGTTAGACATCAATTCTTTAACGTCCGATTACAAAACTACTAAAACAAATGAAAACGCCTCTTCAGGCGGAAACTTCCTTCAAAATTTTGTAAAAATGCCAGAAGGAAAGGGCAGCGTTGTCATGAGGATTCTTCCTCCCGCTCCCAAAGGAATGTTTGATAGAGATGAAAATCCTTTTTATCAGGCAACCAGAATTCATAAAGTGAATGGCAAATCTCTTCATGATCCAAGAGTCAAAGTCAACGGAAGATGGGTTGGCGAAAATCCAATTGGGGATTATTTGAAATGGCTTTGGAAAGAATCAGAACAACAATCTTCGATGGAAGAACGCGATAAGATGCAGAGAACTTATCGTCAATTAAAGCCAATCGAAAGATATTATTTTAATGTAATCGTCAGAGCAGAAACTGATGAAAGCGGAAATGTCAATAAAAATGTTGGACCTAAAATTCTTTCTGTGGGCAAGACTGTTTTTGAAGCAGTTTTAAGAGGAATTGTTGGTGACGAAGAGATGAATCAAAAGGGTTTTGGAGATGTCACAGATTTTAAAACTGGCAGGGATTTTAAACTTGTCAAAACTATTAGAAAATCTGGAGAAATGACCTATCCTAATTATGAATCATCACACTTCTTAGATGAATCACCTGCTGGCGACCCAGATGAATCTAAAGGATGGATAGAAAATCTTCATGATTTATCTTCTTTAAGAACTCTTAAAACTTCTGATGAACTTGAGACTGAGCTTATGATTCATTTAGGTCTTAAGCAAGATAGTTCTTCTGGCTTTGATCCTACCAAGTTTCAGGCTAAAACTACAACTCAAACAGCTACAGTAACAACTGAAGAAGAATCTGCTCCTCCTGTTG